GTTTCCCACCTTGAAATTCGTCCCATGTGGGATAGAATAAGCGTGACATTAAGGTTTTACAAGTGCCTGTTGAAGGGAATTTAGAGCATGCCAACAAGTAAAATTTTCACAAAGAAAAATTTGACAAAGGGCTTTTTGTCGTGCTATAACATTGCTGTCCCATTATGGGCAGCAGATGTCCAACGCGTTCTGCGTTTGGGGGTGCTCTAACGCCCCCCAAAACAGCGTTGGAATCAGCCAACAGCAATGTTTCGCTACGCGATATACAATTCGCGCCTTGCGCTCATCCCGAGTCGTCATTAGATTTTATTTAGATGAAGGAATAGTTTCTTCATGCGGCATTTATCTCAAGGAGAACCAAATGGCCGACGAAGTAAAAGCAGCAACATCGCAAATAGTTCAACAGCACTATGTTTCAATCGAACGGAACATGGACGGGTGGGTTAGCGTCAAAGTACATAGTCCAAATATTGAATGGGCAAAGAAAGCGTTTGCAGACCTGGACGCAACTTTTAGAGAACGCGCAACGAAGCTCAAGAAGGCGTCGTGGACGCCAAAGACACCGGCAGAAATTGGAAAGATTAAAGCAATTCGCGCCGCAATGAAAAAGAAAACAGACCGAGTTATTGAAGCTATGGGTACAGATAACGTCGATTTGAGTGAAGTTGAGTCAATTCTAGAAGAGTAGCTAGTGACCTGTGAAATTTGTAAAGATGCCGTGCTTCCAATCGTGATTATTCACGGGACGCACGGCATTTATAGGTTTTGCGTGGTTTGTGCTGCGAAGCGTTATATCTTGACGAAGAAAGAGGCCGTGGATAAGTTAAGGGAGCACTGCGATTTTACAGAAGACCCGGAACGTGAAATCTGGAGAATACCAGAATGAAGCCTTCGCCTATCGTTTGGGAAAACTGGCCTGAAGTACCTCAAGCACAGCGCCCTAAGAAACTCTTTGTAGCATCTGGTATTGCCTCGCCGGAGGTGGCGCTCCTTTCTACGCGCGGCTGGGAACTAGTGGACATAAGACTGCTCCCAGCGGAAACAGACGATGAACGTAGGACGGGAATCAAAGCGTGTCTAGAGGGAATTCGCTTAGGGAGTATAAACGCAACCGACGGTGTAGCAAAGTACATTGAACTTGAAGCAAAGATTTACGGGCTGCTTGTACAAAAGGAGTCTTCTGGTACCGACAAACAACTTGACGGTGCAACATTGGACGAGTTACTATCAGTGGGAGACAAATGGACAGGCACATTCACGCAGCAGAAGCCATCTTCAAAAGAGTTGAGCGTCCCGGTGAAAAGCCGTCTTGGGAAGGAACAATAACTTTGGCTTTCAAAATAAACGAAGACAAGCTTCGTACGATTCATCAGCATGAACAGGAAATTCGTTATGATATTGCCGCGACACTACAAGATACACGAGAACAAATCATAAATGAACTTTATAAAGCTTTTGCCACGGTAATTGTTGAAGACGCCGTGAAAGGAAACTAAATGGCTGATTATTTTAAGATGCTTTTTCGCGGACTTTACAGTGTCAATTCAGATTACAGCGACCCAAGAGTTGACACCAAAAGTTTTGAAAATACATTAACTCCAAACGCTTATCTATACGAACTAAAATCTTGCACCACAGGTAATGGAACTACTATCGAGCTAGGTGAGTTTACGACAACGGTTGACGCGATTTTTGTTTCTAACAAGGACGCTTCTAATTTTGTCGAAGCGCGCTGGACTTCACAAGCTACGGCAAACAAGCAGAAGATTCCTGCCGGCAAATGCTTTTTCATTCCTGCTGCTACAGCTGCAAACGACTTGGTAATTGTTGCGGACACTGCGGCAGCCCTTTGTGAAATTATCGCTGTGGGAACAAAGGCATAATTATGGCCATTATTTCAAAGCCATCGTCAGATTCTTATCGCGAAAACTTCGAGAAGATTTTTAAGGCCCGTCAACAGCCCACAGCTTCTTCTAACTGCTTTCATCGTTTCGTTGTCCATTTAGCGAAGTACGCATTGCTGTGTGTGAAGTGTAATTTGGTCGTTAATCTTGATGGTGATGCAGATAAAATCAAAAATACCCCTGTATCTGGAAATGAAGTTTTGGGCGACGGTATAAAGATGTAGTTATGTCGGCTGTTTCAGAAAAGAAACGTTTTTGTAAAGAAGCGCGTGGCGTCTTTGTTCCGTTAAATAACGCCGAAATTATAAGGCGCTGCTCTAGCATTCTGGGAAACTACGACCCACACAAGCAGCGCGACATAATTTGCGCGCTGTTACAGGAACGGGGTATTGAACCAGAAGATTTTCAGCGCGAAGACGGAAGCTTCGTATTACACGCAATGCGTAACAGGAACGTAACACTTATTGTACTTCCGACTTAAATATGGAAAACGCTGTTGCTATACAGCGCGCTACAGAGCTTTATCGCGCTACCGTAAATAAAAACACTCCTGTACTGCACCGTAATTTCCGCGATTTTGCAGTGGACGTTTTTGCTGCTGCGCGAGAACTACCGGAAAAGCAACGTCCTGTATGGTTTCAAGATTGGGCGTTAACGTTCCGCAAAATTTACGATGATTTTGACGCTGTTTATCGCGCTGACCCGATGATTGTTTACACGCCGCAACATAGCGTGGCTGTAGATTTTCATAGTAGCAAAGCATTTGTGCGCTATTTTCGTGCGGGCAACCGTTGCTCTAAAACGCAGAGTGGTTATGCTGAACATTATTTTTATGTCACAGGACAGCATAGATGGCGGTATGCCCCTGGCGCGCCAAATAATACGTTTATCATTGGAGTCAACTTTGCACAGTATGCCCCTAACGTTTTTGAGCGAAAGTTGTTTACTGGAGAGAAAGGTAATCCCTTAGCGCCGATGTTTTCAGACGGCGGGAAATGGTTAAATCGTTATGATGAAAGAAAACACATTCTCTACATCGCCTGCAAAGCCTGTGCAGAAAATCAGCGGGCAAAGAATTGTCGCCATCCCAAGAGCACAATTACGCTCTTCTCCGACGACGAAGGGGCGTCTGTATTGCAGGGCGGAACCTACACTTTGGGACACCTTGATGAACACGTTAAGGAAGAGTTTTTTCATGAAGGTGTACAGCGTACTCAAACAATTCCTAATTCGTCTTTTTGTGTAACAGGTACGCCATTACTCGGTCCCCAAATGTGGGAGGCACGTCTTCTTGCGTCTCGCGTAGATAAACCGAACAACCACATAAATCCAGACGACAAAGAATCCTCGCCGTTTGTCTCTATGCATGAAGTAGACCAATATGCAGCTGGTCTTATCGAGAAGCACAAGATTGATGCTATGCGTCTTACAATGGACGAGTTTGAAATTGAAGCGCGTATTTATGGGCGTCCTTCGCCACTCGCGAAGAATCCTGTTTTTGACCGTAAAGCCTTGCAGGAAATGCGTAAACATTGCGTTACACCGCAATTAGGATTGCTTGGAGTAAATAAAGCACTTGTAGAAGTGTCGAAATCTTATGAAGTAGAATTTATTCCTTCGCGGGATGGTCTCTTACGCCTGTGGGAGGAGCCAAAAATTGGAGAACAGTACGTCATTGCCGTAGATTCTGCCGCAGGATTGACGAAAGGCGACGCTAGTTGCGCAAGTGTACTTAAATTGTCTTCGTCAGCTAGTGAGCTTCACTTTTCTCTGGTGGCACAGTTACACGGTTGGTTAGACCAGTTTGATTACGCAGATGAAATCTTTAAGCTGGCAACGTGGTATAACGAAGGACTCGTGGTTGTGGAGTTAACGGGCGGTTTGGGGCGTGGAGTAGTTTTACGTTTGAAGAAAGATTTGTTCTACTGGAATATCTTTCGAGATACTGGCAAGCCTGAGTACGCCGAGGGAACAATGGACCCGCGTTTCGGTATAGATACTACAACATACAGTAAACCAACCATGATTGCCGCACTGCAACAGGTTATTAGAAAGTACACTATTAATATACCTTGCAGCGAAACGATAGCAGAGCTTGTGGCTTATGAGCAAGAACGGTCGGAATCTGGTAAGACCGTAATCTATAAAGGTTCCGGTGGGATGCACGATGACCGGGTTATGAGCCTTGCAATTGGAGTCTATACGGTGTTATCCTATCCTGTATACGAGCAAGACCAGGTTGTTAAAATAGCTGTTGCTGAAAAGCGTGCGGAAATGAATTCCGATTGGGCTGGTATCCACAAAGAACTGGAACCATCTGTCGAGGAGTTTGAGTGATGGAAGTTGCTGTCATTATTATTGCCGTAACACTTTTGGTGAGTGTAATTTTGTGGGGCTTTCGCGTTGTTACTAAAGAAGCTTTAGATACATTAAACCGTAATACAGTTTTTTCACAGGAACAAATGCGTAAGTTCGCTACAGACGCGTTAGAGATTATCAAAGCTCAAAATATTACAGAAAAGGCTTCAGTAGATTTTCAGCGTGAATTTATGGACGTGCCGCTGGAAGAACAAGAACCGCCGAAGGTTGAAGTTAAGACCGTGGACGGAAGAGTTGTTGACCTTGCCGGTTCAGAATGGGAAATAGTGTAGGCACAGATGATGCATGAAGATGAATACCTAGAAATGGCGGAACAGCCACAAGAAAAAGCGGACCTGAAAGAAATACTTCGCCGTCTTTTGCTTGAGCATGCGCTCAAACGCCATGAATTGTCGGAAAAGTTTCAGCGTGGTGCAATGGAAATGTCCGGTTTTACCCAAGCTGTTCCATGGCGTAAAGCTACACGATAGGATTTAGAATGTCGTTAGAAGATGATATCGCAGTAGATTATGGCGGTTTAGCTGACGGCTACACCCCCGGCGAAACTCATCCGGAGTTGGACGAAGCGGACGAGGAGCTTGCTTCCCGTCTAAAGAAAATGTTTGATGCGGCTTATGAAGCGCGGGCTGTATCCTCTCGTGATTGGGAATTGTACTGGCTTTATCTCAAAGGAGACCAACTTGTTATACGCAACAAAGATTCTGGGGAAATCGTCAGAATCACCGCAGAGGATTCAAAGCGCCTCCGCAGTCAGTTTAACATTTCTCGTCCCACGGCGCGAAGTCTTGTCGGAAAGTTGTCTCGAAGTATTCCCACGTGCGTCGTGGTGCCTGCGTCTGCCGATTTTAACGAACAAAACGGGGCGCGGGTTGCGGAAGCGCTACTTCAATGGGCGCGGCGTAAAGAAGACCTTGACACGAAATATGTAGAGGTTAACGAATTTCTGCCGTGGGCCGGTAACGGAATATTAGAGCTTACTTGGAATAATCATGGTGGTAGACGTTTAGCGTACTGTATGATTTGTAGCGCAGATTACCCGGAAAAACTTGTGGGAGAGCAGTGCCCCCGCTGTCAGCAACAGCGCGAGTCCGAGCTTTCTACGCAGCAAGCACAGCACCAAGCCGCGCAAATGGACCTTCAGTCAGAAGTTATCGACGCCGCTGGTGAAGTCGGGATGCCCGCAGATTTAGCAACAGAGATTACACCTGAAGATATTCCGCCTCCTGAAATGATGCAGCAAGGACCATTGCCTTTAAACCAAGAACCGCCAGAACTTGAAGAAATCTACGAGGGTGACTTTGAAATCTTTGTACGAGATGTGCGAGACTTTTTTCCTGAGCCTGGAGCGAAAGATATACGTTCCGCAAATTGGGTGTTTTGTCGTGCTGCGGAACACGTAGCAACTGCGAGACAGAACTTCCCTGAAGCTGCGGAGTGGATTACCGCTGAAGCAAACATTTATACAGACAAAACAGCGGACCTACGAAGTTCTTTTGGTCCCAGCGTAGGAACAACGGAATTTGCAAACGACCATGTTTATGTCTACACGTACCAAGAGCGCCCAACAGAGTTGTATCCAAAAGGGCGCACCATTTACAAAATCAACGACCGAATTTGTCGAAAACTTGACGGTATTGCAGGAAACGCTGAGAATCCTTATTACATTTTAGGAAGATTTCCGTACTATCACTTCGGCTTTGATAGGGTTTGTGGTGAGTTTTGGTTTGACGCTCCGATGGCAAATGCTCATCACCGACAAAAAGAAATTAATGAATTAGAAACAGATATTCGTGAGCACACGCGTCTCGGTACGAAACCAAAGATTATCGTGCCTGTGGGTTCGCGGATTACGCAAGAAGAGATTACTGCTGCGACAGACCAAATTATTAAGTACAACCCAATGGGAGGCGGCAAGCCAGACATACTTGTATTCCCCCCACTTTCTCAGCAGGTTTTTCAGCGTAAACAAGAACTCGTCGCCGACGTTAGACTTCAATTCGGTGTAACTGCGGCAGAAGGCGGCGCCGGACCAGGAGACACTGCTGGACGTGCCCTTGCGATTGTGGAAGCGGAAGCTGACCAACAGGTTGGGCCTACTCTTGTACGTAACCATGCTGAGTGGCGTGAGCTTCATCGCGGCATCTTGCTTATGTGTCAAGCGTATCTACATCCGAAAAAGCTGATTACTGTTTCAGGACCCGAGGGACTACAGACCTTTTCCTTTGAGGAAATGGTTCTGTCTCCGGGCTGGGATTTGCAGATTGAACAAGAAGACGGTCTTTCACGTAATCCCGCAGTGCGTCTACAGCAGACAATGGATTTGGCAAATGTTGGGGCCTTTAACGACCCCATGACGGGACAGGTAGATACAAAGAAATTGTTGCGTGCTGCAAGAGTACGCATGCCTGGGCTTGGTTATGATACCGCTGCAACGGAAAGTGCTGCTGCAAGTCAAATTCCCTATCTGTTACAGCAAGGTATCCCGCACGTGCCCAAGCCGGAGGATGACCCAGCAGCATTTGCTACCGAACTTCTTGGTTGGTTACGCGGACCCGGACGTAAGATGTCCCCAAACGACCCAGAGTTTGTTGAGATGGTACGGCAAATTTGGCAGTTCTATGCTTCTTGGGCCGTAACTGGACAGCCTCCTCCTGAATTGATGGCGCAAATGGGTATGCCAATTACTCCCGGCGCGGGACCGCAGCCAGGTATTCCACAGAATACTCCAGTAACCGCTGGGCCGCAGTCTGGTGGCCCTGGAATGGGTGGGCCGGACCAGAGTGCTCCTGGAGGTTCAACAAACAACCCGGGGCATATGGGTTCTGATTTGATGACACAAGCACGCCAGAGTATTTCTTCTGCTGACCAGCGTGGCGAAAGCGAAGCCCGTATGCAGCAGAAGCACGAAGGTTAAGGTAGCCGTAGCGTAAGTTTAACGCCCGCGCATGGTCGTGCGGTATATGCAGGTTCAAGTCCTGTCGGCTACCCCCTCGTGCCATTTTGTCACAAACGTTAAAATTTCCTTGACATTCTGTCACAAAATGCGTACTTTTGACATAATGTCATAGATATCTATGGGCTTCGAGTCATGCCGTAAGCAATGTGCCTTAAAGGTATCTTAAACGAGTCACGCTCGATAAGCGTGCGGAGGAACAATGGCTGCAAGTGCAGGATTTTCAGATGGTACAAGTTTGGATGAACTAGAACCATTCTCTGAAGACGAGGAACCGTTGGAACAAGAAGCCAACGAAGACGAAACTTCAGATGCCGGCCCGTCCTTGATGGACGAGATGGTCGGTGAAGTTCTGGATAAAAATCAGTCAGACTCTGACGACAAGCGCGGTCTTTCAGTGGACAGTAGTGCCCTGGAAGATGCAAGTTTGGAAAGTGATACGGAACCGCCAATTGAAACTGGTACCCGCGCACAGCGGCGTATTCAGGCGTTGGCGAAAGAAAAGCGAGAATTACAGGAACGGATGACGCAAACCAACGCGCTTTATGAGCGGCAGTTGCAAGCGTCTTTGGCACAAGCAAAGTTGGAATCTGAACGGCAACTTTCTGAATTAAAATCTCAGCAAGCGGTTCTTCAGAAACAATTGGAAATGCTTTCTTCAAGTAAAGAAGAAGACACTAGTAATCTATCTCCGATGGAGATTTACAAGCGTCAAATTCTGAAGGAAGCGGACGCGCGTGCTAAAACTAGTATGAAGTCTGAGCTAGGTGGGGAGCTGAATGCTGTTAAACAACAGCTTGCAGAAGAACGCCAATATCGCGAAGCCTTCACAAAAGAACAGAATCAGCAACAGCTTTTTCGTAAGTATAATGACCTTACTACAAAAGCTCGCGAAGAGGTTTTGTTTACTGGAGCCGAACCCGAATTTAAACGTGCTTGGGGCGGTGCCGCCGATGAGATGGTACTAACTTATGCTGCTGCTTTTGGGCTTGAGCCTAGTGAAGCTGCACCACGTTTGAAGAAGTTTCTCGATGCGTATTCCCAAATGGATATCGCACGTCGTACTAAAAATTCTGGTGCAAAGCTAAAGCAGACACGCCAGATTCCACAATCTGCTGGAGCAGGACGTAGACCGGCAAACGGTATTCCGATGCCTTCTGTCGAAGCCTTGCGTAAAGCAGGTTATAGCAATCACGTTCAATGGATGCGTGCTGGAGAGCCCGCACTAAAAGGTTAAGGAGCCTTATTTAATATGGCTGGTGTAAATATTTCAAACGTCGGTTTGACGTTTACTAGATATCTGTCGGGGGTTGTTCAAACTCTCAACGATACTTCAAAAGGACGCGCTTTGGTTCGTAAGGATGATGCTTGGACCGGCGCTAATATTGAGTGGCGTGTGCACACGGCACGTAGTACTGCTCTTGGATACGTAGAGGATGGTGGGGCGTTCCCCGTTGCTGATAAGCAAGACTATCAGGCAGCTAAAGCCTATCGTAAGTTCGTGGTTGGAAGTATTCAACTCACGGACGGTGCGATGGCCACGGCTTCAAAGTCTAAGAACGTTGCCAAAGACGTTATCACTTCGGAAGTCGAAGGTTTGATGAATAACATGCTTAAGTTTGAGAACGGCATGTTTTATCGAAACGGCGATGGTTCAGTAGCTACGGTGCAGACTGGTACTTCGGGTACTACGTTGCTTGTAGATGACGCACGCTTTCTCTGGGATGGAGGTACCTACGATGTTTATGACTCAACGTTGACTACTAATCGTGGTACGTTGACTATTAGTCGTGTGGCCAATGCGCCGACTGCGAGTAACTACGCGACGGTAACCACTACGGCGACCGTGCCCAGCGGTACTACGTCTACTGACAAGATTGTTTGGAGTGGTTCGGTAAACCGTGCCATCACTGGCTTGAAAAAGTTGGTTGATGATTCGGCTACTACGTTTCAAAACATTTCGACCACGAGTTTCCCGCGCTATACTTCGTTGGTACTGTCAAACAGCGCTACTTTGCGTGACCTGACCCCAACGCTGTTTCGACAGCTTTTGGCCGGGTTGTCTCAGAAGTCTGGTAACGAAAAGCCTGCGAAGGGTTTGTCCTGTCTTACTAACTCTTGGACGGCTTTGAACGTTGAAGAGTTGTATGAAGGCGACCTTCGTTTAACTCCTGATTCTACGGTAGCCGGTATTGCGGTAGCGAGTTTCCAGAGTGCACTTGGTAAAATCAATATTATAGTTGATACCGACGCTCTCTATAACACGCTGTTTGCAGTGGACTTCAACGAAATCTATCGTGCAACTCAGATGCCTCTTTCGTGGCGGCGTCAGGGCGGGCAGATTTTCAAGCGTTCAGATGTTTCGGGCGTGTGGACTGCTACCGCAATGGAGATTGCGGAGTTGTATATTAAGGGACGCCACACTTCAGGCCGCATTGACGACCTGCGTGAAGCTCCTGTGTCGATGTACTAAGCTCATATAAAGGCGGTAGGAGGAACTTATGAGTGATATGAGAGGCATTAGCGGTAAAGCGCTGGCCCATGAAGCGAATTTTTATGGGGCGCCATTATTCGTGCTTCGCTACAATAGCAGCACGTCTACGGGCACTACCAATACAGACACCATTTTTAGTGGTAATTGTCCCTTTGCTTTGAAAATTCTTAGGGCACAATTTACGTTAACTGAGGCTGCTGCGGCAGATTCGGAAGACGTGAAGCTTACTGATGGCACCAACAACATTACAGACACTGCCGATTATTCAGCGGGTTCTGATAATGACAGCTTTGAGTTTTCGTCATATAATGACCTTTACACAACGTTGCAAAAAGGGGCCACATTAAAAATTGTTAAAACTGCAACAACGGCAGTAACGAGTTTTGATATGCACATTTACTGCGTGAAGGCTTAAACAAATGGTAATGCCAACTAAATGGACCGTCTTGGACGGAAGTCTTGCGGCTGGTGATGTGGCACTTGCTGAGGGCAAGATTCTCATTGGTAATTCAAGCGGTGTAGCAGCTGCTTTGGATATGGGAGCCACTGCTGGAAATATGTTAGTGGATAGTGGGACAACGGGTGTTTCAGTCGCTATGTCCGGCGATGCCACAATGGCGTCTACAGGAGCTGTTACAATTGGTGCCGATAAGGTGACTGAAAGTAAAGTTGCTGATGGTGCTGGAGTTTCAGCTTTGCATGTTGCTAAGTATGCGTATGCGCTTTATGACTTCTCTACTGACGGTGGGGGAGCGCCAGGCGCAATTACATTGACTTCAGCGAGTACTATTCCAGATAATGCTTGCGTGACTTTGGATTCGTATGACGTGCTAACTACGTGTACGAGTGCGGGTGATACAGGAACACTTAAAGTGGGTTTGGCCACTGATGGAGATTTGAGTACCGCTATTGCAATTAATGACGGTACAAATCCTTGGGATTCCGGAATGCATTTTGGTTCAGCAGCCACGCCGCTCGCAGTTAAAACTACGGGTGCGCGGTTGATTGTCGTAACTACGGCAACCCAAGCTTTTACAGCAGGAAAAATTATTTTCTGCTTTAGGTATTACGTTACGGTTTAAGAAAGGCTTAAGAGCATTTTGCTCGGTGCTGTTCCGATTGAGCGTTGGTTAGTGCGTCGGCAACAGTACTTTAAATACACTAACTAGGAGATTTTTAGAATGAGTTTGAGTAAGAAAAGATATACGTATGTAGATTTTACGTCTACTCCACAGCCACCGATTATTCAGAAGAATTTGTCGGCTGTTATGACTGCGGCTGATGCGCAGATTAATACTCTTCACATTCCGGGTGCTGGGCACTTTGAGATGTTGCAGATTGGCGCTGCGGCAAGTACAGCGTTTACTCCAGCGGATACTGGTTGGCTTTTGCCAATTGGTGCTACAGATGGCAATGGACTAGCAATTTGTCAGGGTTCGCTGGATGAGGCTGCCACTGTAAATAAGTTTACTACGGGAACTGATGCGTTTTTCATGAAAGTGAAGTTGATGCAGACCGTTCTTGCGGACACTGACGTTGTTATGGTCGGTTTTCGTGAGGCAGGTACGACCCAGGTTACCACGACTCCAGCAACGGCTTTGACGGATTATGACCATAAAGCTTTGTTTGGTGTTCAGAGTAACGCGGGTGTAAACCGCCTTTACAGTTCAACGGCTGCGGGAAGCGATACCAGTACTACGCCAACAACCACTCCTAACGTAACGGCAACCGCCGTGACTTGGGAAGTGCGTGTTTCGGCTGGGCGCGTTGTTTCTGTACTTGTCGATGCAACTACTGATGTTCTTGTAGGTACAGCGGCAGTTACTTTGACCACTGCTAAGGTCTTGGTTCCTCACATGATTTTTGTGAGTACGGCTGCTGGCACTGAAAAGGTTGAATTGTTAACCTATGAATGCGGTTTGCTCTAAAGGAGAATGAAAAATGGCTGCAACTGTAGATAGTAATAAGCCAGTTCAGATGGACCCGGTGCTCACCTGCGAATTGCGGTTGAGTTCTTGCACGTCTGGGTTGAAGGAAACTTTGACTCCGACGGGTGCGCCAACTGGCGTGGCTCCTGATGAAGTGACTATGGAAGTGATTAATACGCCGACTGACGGCTCTACAATCACTATGATTCATGACCCGGATGATGATAGTACAGCGAACGATACGTTTGCCGTAACTTTCAACACTCCAGTTGGCGGTGCCCTCGACGGGGCTAAGATTCTTGTGCGCGCGAGATATCGTGCACAAGCGTCTGGAGGGATTACTAGTTAAAATATAATAGTTGTGTTCTGTCTGGGAGCGACGGGCTATGCAACCTGGTGAGCCACTAGAGGCTTTTTAACTGGGGACAGCCGTCCAGACAGCGGTTGCCCGTTGCTCACAATTTTTAGGAGGTTTTCGTGAATCCGCCGTCCTTTGTTTGCAAAGCGATTTACAACATGCACAAGCGAGTACGTTTAGCCTGGCACGGCGAAACCGAAACGTTTGCGTTGATTCAGTTTATGCATGAAACTGATGTAGGTAAACCGGGCGCAGAGTCTAAAGCCTATGAGTTTTGGGCGACTACTTGCCGTCTTCGTGAAGGCAACATCATCTCGACTGTGTGCATTGAACGCGGTCCAATTTTCAATAGATATGGCGGGACTACGCCGGATTGGCCGTGGTCTGGATACCACGCTATTTTCATTGCGGATTTGGGTGAGTATCATATTACCAACTATCAGGTTATGGGTGGCGGAATTATTCCCATCATGCGGCGCTGGCTGCAACCGTTAAAAAAACGTTTGTTGGATTCTCGCGTAGAAGCTGGGCGGCAACTACAGACTAACGCGGAAGACATTGCGCACGAAGCCACTGACTATCTTTGGAGCAAGGCTAATACCTCGGATTACGTTAGCGACACTTCAAGCACGGTTGTAGATAACTCAATGGCAATGCGTACCTGGGAAAAGCAGCGTGAGAACGCAGCACAACTTAAAGATTTCCATACGCGAGGTATGTAGTGCTGTATCTCGACATCAAAAACCAAGTAGATTTCTACTTGAACAATGATACGTCAGCTACGGGGGCTGCTTTCACGGCTGCACGTACAAAACAAGCAATTAACTTTGCATATCGGGACGAGGTTCGGCGTGCTGTAGGCGAGGGCTCTAGGCGTTGGTTTATGTCGACAACCAATCTATCCTGGGCAATTAGTGTTGTAACACTACAAATGCCACCTGCGCTTTCACAAAAGGGACTCATTCGTATAACAGATATTACTTCGAGCGACCCTGGGCCAGAAGTTTTGTTTGATGAAACTGGTTTCCGTGGGGGTATGTTCTGGAAAGACCGCAACACCATACAGTGGGGTTCACAGGGACCGTCGTCTGCACGCACGCTACAAGTATTGTTTTTCGCTGAACCTACTCCGTTAGATAAAGATGGTGACGAGCCTGACTTGGTTCCTGAGGGGTTTCACGACCTCATCGCACTTAGCGCGGCAGTGTGGTTGCGTACAATTGCTGACAGTCCGCCCCAAAACTGGGTTATGTTGCAAAATGAAATGCGGATAGATTTATACAAGTTTTTGTCTAAGGGCAAACCGATGGACGATGTGCCTCGTGTTTACGACATTGAAGCTGGACGAGAAGACTACATAAACTTCTAGGAGAACAACATGCAATTAAGAATCAGAAATACCACGGGTGAGAAGCAAGCAATTGTTTGGAAGAACAAGCAAATCGTAATGCAAGCGCATGAAGAGGGCTTGTTTGACGCCCCACTTGCGGAAGCATTTTTGGAGCGTCTTGCGCCTGCAATTATCAACGTGTCGAAAGAGCGTATTGGTAAAGTTGTCGAGACTGAAGTTAAACGGCGTAGAATCTACATTGCCAATATGACAGGAAATCCTGACGCTCCCGGCACTATTGAAGTACGTGTGTGGGAAAACAAACGTTGGGGTTCACACGGCGAGCCGAATGCATTGAAAACGCCTATGCAACTGACGGAAATGCTGGAGGGGCCACAAACTGAGTACACTGACAAGTACGGGTATCCCGCTGCGTTTAATATGGTAGCGCGAGCTGTGTCTGTGCCTCCATATACCCGAGCCGTGATGGACGAAGGAATTGGACTTTGGTTCTTGAATCGCTGTTATCTTTCAACACCGAGCAGCGGTGATTCCAGGGTAGTAAAGGCAATTGAGTGCCGCCCTCCGCACAACTTTGAACCCGATATTGACTGGAGCTTAGATGACATGCGGGCTTATCTACAGTTAGCCGACCCAAACGCAACCTTAGGACCGACTGAAGTAGAGATTCATACCGCTAACGCTGAAGATGAGGATGCTGCTGAAGCCGCGTTGCGGGACGCGTCACTGCTTTGCTGGCGACGAATCTACTTCCGCTTAGTGGATAGCAAATATCGTCTACCTTCTAAGTCAGAATTTGATGTGGCTGTAGGTACGAAAAAGGCTGCTGTGAAAAAAGGTACACGTAAAGTGGCTGAAGAAGATGAAGCCTTCGTTCCGCCCGTAACTTTCCATCCGGTTGATTTCGAGGCGCCGATTGAGCGGTAGTCGGTTATGGGGCGCGATAAGTATCTATATTATCGACAAGGCGATTTTCGCGGCGGTATAAACGAGTTTCAAACAAACGCGCAGCCAAACCAGGTGTTTGATGCGCGTAACGTTTGGGCTCCGCGCGGGTTACTTGAACAGCGTCCTGGCTACGTAGGTGTTACTGCTTACGGTTTGCTGCAGGGCGGCGGCACAACAATCTTTTCTGCGCGCACAGAAGTTGTAGCTGCTGGAGCTGATGATGGTACATTTACATCTCCAGATGGAACCGGATTACTTTCTCTCGCTGGACTTGTAGGGAGAGCTACTGACGGTGGCGCTCGTGGACGTGTTTATATTGGGCACAGTGCTACGTGGCCAGGATTTATAATAACAATAACTACGCAAAACACTGCTGCTACAGGTTTTAAAGCAGAATATTGGAATGGTAGTGCGTGGATGTATCTACTCGTACAAGCAATGACAAGTGCAGGAGTCAATTTAACGACACCGTTCATGGGTGCTAACGCAAGTACATTTATTTGGGCTGTGCCTAAAGATTGGACACTTAAAACTGTAGATAGTACTAGTGCTTACTGGATTAGATTTGAGCTTTTGGAAGAAAACATTTCTGCTGGAACAGAAATTGATGTCGACGTTAGTACAACACAAAAAAAGGCATTTACTTATGCCTCGTCGTTTTTTGTGGCACAGTTTCCGGGCATAAAGCGTTATATTCAATCAATAGCAGGAGGCAAAGTTTTACAGTCTACATCTTCTATATTGTCTAGTGACAAGGTTTCTATTACCAGTCAGTCCATTTTAACCTACAGCGTCGCTGAACTTGCATCATTTGCAGTTATTCCACAATTTGGTGAAGTTTACATTGCACAAAACAATTTTATTACTGTTTCAAAAGCACAACCCACTTCAACCGACCTTTCAGAAACGGTTGTAGAAACAGACCCGGTTTGGGTCGGTACTGTACAGGGAATTAAATCTACTTACCATCCTGATTTTGTCCCACAAGCAGCCGAATTTCCGCGTGCAAATTATGTTGAGTTTTTTGATGGGCAACTCTTTGCCGCAGGAATTCTTGGCGCCTCTTATCGTATTCAATGGAGCGCTCCACAGCCCGCATACAAAGTGTGGCCATTAGAGAGTTACGAAGAGATTATGGAGAACGATAATTCTCCAATTACAGGAATGCGTGCTTTCGGTGAGCATCTTGCCGTTTTCAAACAAGATTCAATCTGGAGAATGCTTCACACTGGACAAAGTTCAGTGCAAGGAGATTTGAATACATATGTACCCACGAAGATGGCACCGGGTTCTGGCGTGGGCTGTGTTAGTAATTCTTCGATTGTGGAAATAAACGGAATGCTCGTCTTTCTTGCGGAAGATGGAATCTATAGTTTCAATGGCTCTGAAATCTCAAAGTTGTCTTCAGCGATTGACGATACAATACGCAAGATAACTCCGGGTTTACGTAAGTGGAGCGCAGCTTGTCACTGGCGAAAGTTTAATTGCTATCTTCTTGCGGTTTCTCTTGACGGTGCGGCAAACAACAATACAGTTTTGGTTTACGACTATAAGAATGGTAGTTGGTGGATTTGGGACGACATTGAGGTTGTGACCTGGATTGTGGACGAAGGTGAATACGACGAGCAGACAATCTACTTTGGAGATTTTACAGACAGAGTGTTTCAACTTGGCGTGGGAGACACAGACCATGGTGGGACTATTACAAGTTATGTAATATTTCACCGTGTGGGTGCTGGTGTAGAAGACAATCGTATTACTAAAGAACTACGTGAAGTTTCAGTACACGCTGAAAACATTGACATCTCTGCGCTTACGGTAACAAACAACGCAGATGATAATGATACGGCGGTTTCCACAACCGCAGATTTTACGGACGCTAACGACCCGATAGGACTGGACTCTTTTGTAATGGACACAACAAAAGTTTCAGCACAGAAACAGCGTAACATTTCGATTCCGTTTCGTTCTGTAGGCAACTGGTTTCAAACCAAAATCACCAACACCACAAAGAATGTTCGTTTGAAGTTGTGGAATGTAGCGCACGGTTTTTATCCGTTAGGTAGGCGTTAATGGTTAATTTTCGTTTGCCGGGCGGCGACGTGTTTTCTGGTAAGAGCCCATCCGCTCTTGAAGCAGAATTTTATCGTCAGCGAAAAGAACAACTTCCCAAAACACAGAATTGGTTTCTTTCTGCTGGAGGCGCTATTACTTCTGGTATAGCAAACATACCAAATTATTTACGTTGGTTTGTTCAACCGTTGTTTGTGTATGAACAATTAAAACTTGTTGGGGCCACAGTTCAAGTTACTACACTCAGCGCTGCAAATTATGCGCGTGCAGGGATTTATCGTTACACAGAAAAGGGAGCACGATTTGATTTGGTTCCTGGTACTGCTGTACAATTTCCCACCGATGCTACAGGAACAGTGCGTGTAGCTTTGACAAAACCCGTAGAAATTCTACCTTCTCGCCAACCGTATTTTCTTGTGTCGGGTACGTCAGATAACGTAGCGGCCTATGCTTGTCAAAATAGTTACCAAGCGCTGACGGATTTGTGGTTTGTTAAAACAGCCACCGAGCAATTACCGGCAATTTTTAATAAACCTCTCTTATCTTCTGGTGCTGGTAGAACACCCATAATTGTAGTATACTTTACAATGGAAGCGTCTAGGATTTACTAATGCCTCTTACACTTACAAAAACTTGGGCTACTGGCGATATTCTTACCGCAGCCAATCTCAACGACAATTTTACGAACGTTAAGAACAAGTTTGCTGCTGGAATTACGACGGCTGATTTAAGCTCTTCTGCGGGAATTCTCAATGCGCAATTGGCAAATTCTATTTACGAGTTTGTGGTAAATTTAGAAATAAAACCAACTACAGCCGTAGCGCCAGGCACGTCAACTACAGTTCCGGTTGCGGTTTGTGGTTTGCCGGGAAGCACTTCAGATGGTGTTGGTTATGGGATACTTTCAGCAACAGCAGCTTTAATAGACAGTGGTGATGCGGCTGCGACCACAGTATTTAAAGTGGAGTGGGGAAATTTTACTGGTGCAGCTAATACGTGGACGCAACAATCTACTATCATTTCTACCGCAAACGGTGTGTTTACATCTACTACGGCCAATGCAATGGAGCAGCTTACGCCTACGATAACTACGAATGCTTTGACATTACATGCTTCTCAACCAAGATTTTTGGCGTTGTTTTTAACAACTGTTGGGGCTAATGCGTTAAGTGCTGCTTATAGTGCGCTTACAGTAACGATAAAACTTAAACGTACTTCAGGATTACGAGCTTAATATGTCTTCTTTTATGCCATTTGGTCGCAAACGCCTCGAAACTGCGGCAGCTCATGCTCCTGCACAGGGTGCGGCGCAGGCAGCCCCTCCTGCACAACCTACTTCTAATGCTATGCAGGTGTTTCAAAATGGTGGTCTGACAAATCAAGCTCCTGCTCCTAATGCGACAAGCAGCGGCACTTTAGCGCAGCCACAGCAATCACAACCTCAAGGCGTCTATCAATCAATGCTTGCAGGAAAGCAGGGAACGGGACCGGCTAATGTAGCTGCTGCACCTTCTTCTGCTACTGGCGCGGGAATGGCTTCAGCGGAGGGTTTTCAAAAGAGTGTTGATAACGCGCCTCAGAATGAATTAGACCAGCTTTATGAAGGTTTAATGCAGAAACAAGAGCAGGGTTGGAGTGATACTCAAGGGCTTGTGCAGGCACAAAATGCTGCAATGCAACGACGTGCAATGGCTATGCAAGGCGCTATGGGGACTGCTGTAGCCGGAGGATTTGCGGGCGCGTTTGGCGGCGCTTTTGCAGCAGGACAACAGAATCTCGTGCAAGCGCGCGGACAATATAATAACGCTCGACTTGGTTTGATGGAACGAATCGCCTTTGAAAAGACGCGCCGTAGTGAGCGTCAAGAAGACATCACACACGGACAAGAAGCTGAAGAGCGTGCTTATCTGCAAGATTTAACGCCTGAAAACGCGCTTGCAAAGCTTAAGAGTGGTGAGATTACTGAAGAACAATTTTTAGGAATTACCGGAAAAAGTAGTTCTCAGCAAGAAAATGACGCAAAGTGGAACGCAGCAGTTGTTGACAAGGAATCATTTGACCAAATGTTGGTAAAGGCTGATATTGCACTATTCAATACGTCGGAAAACAAGGGAAAATATCAGGCTCTCAGGGACGCAATGAAGAAGTATTATCTTGAAACCGGAGTTATGCCGCCAAGCAATGTGATTGTTGATATGGCACATCGCGCTGGTTTACAAACAAGGCGAGAAGCCGCAGGATAAATAAATGGCAACACCAGGTTCAGAACGATTAACCTCACTTGCTATTGCAGCAAGTCGGTCTAACAGACAAACAATGGAAGCGGAACGTGCTAAATGGGAAGCACAAGTGCACGCCTATCAAAGACAACAGGAGAAAGCTGCCAACGCCGCAAAGAAAAAGAGCGGTTGGGGAACAATTGGTAGCCTTGTCGGTGGTCTTGGCGGCGCAGCGTTAGGAGCCTTTGCTGGTGGCCCAATGGGTGCTATGGCAGGTTATTCTCTAGGCGGTGCACTTGGCGGTACGCTAAGTGGAGGAATGGCTGGAGGAGACTACACGCCCGGTCCCATGCAAGAACAGATGTTTGGACAGATTCCACAGTCCCTTATGATGTACTATCTTTATGGACAAGGCGGTGCAAGTGGTCAAAGCGGACCCGTTGGAGGGCCACGTGCTTCAGTCCTTCCCGGTCGCGGCGGCTATGCACCTTCAATGAATATGGCTCCAACACCTTCGATTTCTATGTTGGGTTCAGGCGGACGCTAATTCGTGGCCAACGGTAATTTACCACAGCAACAGCTTTTGAATACGCTGTTTGCACAACGTCTCGGTTATATGAACCGTTTGCAGGACTATGCTCGCGCAGACGAAGACCGGCGTTTAATGCGTGAGCGAGAACTTGCGCAAAGCGTGGGTCAAGGAATAGACCAAGCCTCTAAATTGGCTTTGATGCAAAAAGAAGAGGCCATGAAAGAGGCCACTTCGCGCGGGCGCAGTGCATCTATTATTCAGGGGATGGGTGGCGAAGTGCCCGCTTTTGAAGCTCCTGAAGGTGCGCGCGAGCAAGATGCCATGTTGACTGGTTCACTTAGCGGGGCCTCAGACCTGGCCGAGATGCAGGCCAAATTTGAGCAGATGCAGAGTATGGAAAAGATAAAAGGTTCTGGCCGCGAAGGACTTCTTGGCACAAAACTTGCGGCGGAATCTGGTGTGCGTAGTGCTTTAGAGAAGCAACGGCTTGCTTCGGCAAAACTGAGTGGGAAACGCGGAGCATTTCTTGAAGATGTTATGACGCCATATATAAAGGCAAAGACCACAAAAGAACAATCATTGGCGCGTATGGCAGCAGCAGAAGTTAGCTTTCAGTTGAAGAATGGTGGTTGGAAACCTGCTGATGCGGCGAAGCTTGCCGCAGCTACACTCATGAGTTTCAACGTGGTGAATCCACAACTCGCAGAAGAAATTGCGCAGCGTAGTATTAAAGCGCTATCAGTAACTGGGCTTGAAGGTGAAGAGGAAGCGTCTGGCGATACTTTAGGACCGCGTGAAGATGGACTTTCTTCTGCACAAGAAGAGGCGTTGCGTAAATTACTTGAAGAGTAGTGTAACGTGCCCAGTCAGTACGATTATATACCTGAAATTCCGGAAATCGAAGCCGAGATAACGCGCCGTAATCCACGGATGCGTGAAGTTTTTGCGGAAAAAAAGCTTCAAAAGTTTAAGGCGAAACAACGTAGAACAGCAGGTGAAGCAGAATTTTATCGTGCTGCTACCGACGAAGAATTGGCACTTGACGCTGTAAAAGCTTTCGATGAAAAAGACCCAGAATACTCTATGAAGGTAAAAGCGGATTTCAAGCGACGCAAAGAAATTCGTGACCGCAAGGCAATTGAAGCAGAACAAAAATCAGAGGGAATGTTGCGTGCACTGAAAGAGGGCGGCGAAGAAATAAAAACGCGGTCTTCTGACACAGCAGCTTCTGGTAAAGAATGGGAAAAAATCCTTCGCGGAGAACAAAAACCACCATTAAAACAACCAGTTTCACGCGCTGCTAAAGTGATGCGGGCGATGGCTGCGCCTGGACGTTGGAGTACTGGAATTGTCGCGGGTGCGCTCCGTGAAGCTAAGGGCGCTCCGACCAAAGAATCTACAACGCAGCCTTTTACGAATCTCGAGCCGGAACCAGGAACTCCAGAGTATGAAAAGCTTCCTGCAATGACACGCTTTCGGCGGTCGATAGGACGCATCGTAACTTCTGGTAAACAAGCTTTTTCACCGGAAACTTTTGAACAGGCCGCGCCGCTCCAGACATACTTTGAAGAAGCGCAAAAAGAATATAGTACCGCAGCAACTAAAGAGGCTTTAGATTCTGCGCGGGCGTGGAAAAATACACAGTCTGCACCCCCGTCTCCGGTAGAGATTCGCGAGAAATTTTTCGAGGAAAACGCGCGCATTTACAAAGATAAGCTTTCGCGTGACCTTGGTGCTGTTATGGTGGAACATCCAAACGCTGCGCAATTTATTTCAGAAGTGTTTTTGGACCCGTTAAACGCCGCACCATTGCTTCCTGCGGCCAAATTCGTGAAGAAAATTCCGGGGGTTTCAGCAGTTGCTGAGAAGATTGTTGCTTTAGGACGTAAAGCAACAAAGGCTGTGCGTTTTGGTTCGATTTACGACGACCTCTTGAAAGCCGGAGAGCGTGGCACAACCTTTGTTAAAGAATTGAAATACAATTACATTCAGTCTTACGCAACACGTAAGGCCGCGCACCGTGCCATGGAGAGCACAATAGCTGTTCTTGGTAAGGTGCATAAAGATGACGAAGGACTTTTGTGGCTTCTTGCAAATGGTAAACTAGAATATGAAGCAGCATTAAAAGCTGCAAAACAACCAGAAGCACTGAAAACTGCCTACGAAGCACATCATTCCTTGGAGATTGTGCACCAAGGTTTGCGTGAAGTTACGGGCGTGGGACAGAAATTCTCTAGCGAAGGGACACTTGAAAGCGCAGCAGCTCTGAAGCTTGAGCAGTACGCGCCGCACCGTTTATTGACACCAGAATACGCGGCTACCATAGCCGGCGAAAACGTAACCAAAGGTGTTCGTAGAAAGTTTGCGCGCCTCCTGCCTGGTTCAACTTTAGAGCGTAAAGGTGCTCCTCTTGAAGCTTTCGTTCCCAATTTAAAAGAACAGTGGATTGAGGAGATGTCCCTTCTTGCGCCAAAGAGCTTTACACGCCAAGCGCAGAAAGCTACTGAGATTAAAGGGATTCGTGAATCGGGAATTGGGTTGGGATTTATCAAAGAATACCACCCTCCCAATGTAAAGTCACAAGAAGCGTTGGCAGCGCAGCTACCGAAATTAAAACAGAGGTTGTTTGAAAAGCACGGTGTAGAGTTCACAGAGCTTAATCAAGAGCTTAATGAGGTTTACACACGAATTACAGGTACGCCCGGTTTTAAACGTGGTACGCAAATTACGATGGTCCCCGTACCTGTTGCGGAGCGCTTGAAGCAACTGCTTCCTATCGTTGGTTACAAAGACCCCGAGGCAGTAGGTGGTTATTTACGCGGGCTCAACACTTATCTAGCGCGCCCTATTTTACGTAACTTTCGTTTTTGGAGTACTGTACCAAACCCTCTGTTTTGGACGAAGAACCTTGGGGGCGCACTGTCTCTAGGTTATCTTGCTTCAGGTACAAAAGCTTACAAGGGTGCGCCAGGTGCAGCGGCACTTACACTTATAGGCGCGAAATGGCTGCCTAAAGGCGCTCGTGAAAAAGCGTTGAATGCTGCGTGGACGCTGCCCGCTTCTGGCAAAAAGTTTCCGTTACGCAACATTTTAAAAGCTGCGGAAACTGACGGCATTATCAATCAGTTTGAATTTAGAGCCGCGCTTGATGGTGCTGGAAAAGCAGATTTTGTGAATCCGTTAGGACTCATTGCTGATGCTTCTGAAGCACTTGGACATGTTGGCGGTAGAGCTTCTTTACAAAACATTGCGACAGCATCTGATAATTTCCAGCATCTACTTGTCTACATGAACGTTCTTAAAGACCCGGCTTCACATGTAGCGCGGCGCGAAGCGTGGGAATTAACGCGGAAGTTTGCTGGTGACTATCGGGCTATGACACAAACAGAGCGCTTTTTCTTACGAGAAGCCGCACCATTTTACGCTTGGAACCGTTTTATCGTTCCACTAACAATTAAATCGTTGGTTGAAAATCCTGTGCGAATGGCGAACTTTGAGAAAGTCCGCGCCGCATTTGAACGTGAGTGGGGGCAGTACGCACCAGTGAAAAAAGCCGGAACTCCTGTGCGCGGTGAAGCATCCAGTTTCACTGCTCCGCTCGCAGCCCAGCCCAAAACAATACGTCAAGTTTTGAAGCAGTGGGCGGGCGGCAGCCTAAAAAATCTTCCTGAACCGGGTTCCGAACAGTTTGTTCGTATGCAGATGGAGACGCCTGCGGCCATGGGATTATACTTTCTGGATGCTCTTGAAAAGACTGCGGGAATCAAGTATGATATGGACGATAGCTTGTCAAACCAGCTTGGACCACTTGTAATGTTTGTACTAGATTGGCACGACAAAGATTTGGCTGAAGCGGGTAAGGACTTTTTGAAAACCATGACACCCAGGCCCGCGCGTGCCCTTGTTGGTAGTGTAGACGATTGGCGGCAATCTAGGTTTGGCGGTATCGCACAGATGTTCAAAGAAGCTGGAAATCTTGACGTTTTTTTGGAAACGCGGCTACGTCTTGCGGCAACAAGAGCGTTGGGTTTGGCTTGGATACCCTTTGATGAACAAAAAGGTATGCCAATTCCGGCAATAGGGATTTCGCCAGAAGCATATCAACCGGAAGCTGTTAGAACAAAACGTAAACAAGAGCGCGTAGAAAAACTTTACGAACGTTCTTATGAATTGAGGTAATAAAATGTCATTAGGTCCGCAGCAATATATTAGACAGGCAGACATTAGCGCCGGTCTCCTTGGACTCAGCGCTATAACAGGCAGTTCCACAACCACTTCCAGCAGCTTTGACGTTAGTGGTTACAACGAGTTGACGCTGAGTTGTGCATTGACTTGGGTAGCGTCCAGTAAAATCACCATCATCCCTGAGTACAGTGACGACAAGGGCACGACTTGGCACAGAATTGCGTCCGAGTCTGTTGCGGCTGGTGTGTCAACTTTGACACAATTCCAGTGGGAGCGCACAGTTACAGCTTCAGAAAACTTTACTGTTTCTCTCGGCGTGAACTACAGCTTTATGCGGCTTAAGGTAACAATGACAGATGGAACTACGGACTTGTTAACGCTTAAAGCCAAGCTCGCGGTGCTCTAATGCCTAAGCTACTGACAATCAATCCACAGTCTAGTGGTTTACCGCTTGAGGGCGGAACTTTAAGTGGTAACACTACGCTGCAAGATGATAAACAGCTTGTTTTCGGTACAGGGAGTGACGCGGCTCTTGAGTATGATACAGCGAATACGCCGGATACCCTCAAGCTTGGAGTGAGTAGCGACAGTAATACGCTAGTTGTCTGTGAAAAAGCGGACATGCAAACTGACTTTGCGCTTCCGGCTCAAACAGACCCCACAATAGATATTCAAAGTGCTGATGCCACTAAACCATATCAAGCACTTTTATTGACTCATAATGAAGTACGTGGCCGTGACCCTACGACAGATGTCGACCCACCAGACCTTTTGATAAAAGCACCCAATAGTGCTCCAGCGGGAACTGGCACCAATCAAACTGGAAGTACACTTACATTAGCTGCTGGCATTGGCACCCGCTTTATTACTATTGTAGATAATGACGCCATTGATGACAGTGTTGACACCGTAACTGTTTCAGTTAACGGCACTGCTTTGACCGCACAAACTGCTGTGGCCGGGGCTGCTGGCGCCAATCAATGGAGCACTGATACTTCAACCACCGCCACTGCTACAAGTCTCGCTGCGGCATTAAACGCACTAGCTGGTATTAGTGCCACTTCTTCTGGGGCTGTTGTCTCAGTGGTTGCTGACCCCACAACGTGGCAATTGAGCATAGCTACCACCATGGGCGCGGAAGAAGGAGCTATTACCGCTGGCGCTAATGGGGATGTCTATATTCGTAGTGGACCAGTCCTAGGGTCTTATATTTTACTTGCCGGCACAGGCATTAACACTTTTGTCGGTCCTTCAGGTTCTTCTTGGACTTTTAGTAATCACGTCGCAATGTCTTCTACGGTGGCTATTACTGGTGCTCTAAGTGCCAATGGTACTCTAGTAAATACCACCAAATTTAGTCATACTACCAGCGCGATTTCTATCGCCAACACTGATACTACGTTTGCTATTACGCGAAGTTTACACACTATTTCACAAACAAGCGGTACTAGCACAATTACTACCATCACTGGTGGCGTTAGTGGCATGCAACTCGTTTTGTGCAGCACTACTACCGGCATCACTTTAACCGATACGGCTGTAGCTGGTGCTACCGTTGGGCAACTCTGTCTCAACGGTAACTTTACAAGTGGAGTCTGCTCCACTATTACACTCGTGTATCTGCCTGTCGGAGCTGCCGCTGCACTTGTTTGGGTTGAACAGTCACGCTCAGCTAACGGTTAATCATGGCTGGTGAATATCAAATTGGGTGTGTCGGCCAAGGAGTGCTTGGCCCTACCGGCAATCTATTGCCTGAACTTTCGTCTGGATTAATTGCCGCCACCACATTAGGTAGTGGGACAGCCGATTCTACCAAGTTCCTACGTGGCGACAGGACTTGGGCCACGCCACCCGGAGGCGCCTCAGCGTGGGGTGATATCACCGGAACATTAAGCGCTCAGACAGACCTACAAACAGCTTTAGATGCTAAAGCTGCCACAACTCACGCAACTAGTCACAAGTCCGGCGGTAGTGACGCTGTAAAATTGGATGAGCTAGCCGCCCCCACTGATGTGACCACTTTGAATGCTAGCGCATCGGCACATGGTCTAATGCAAAAGTACCCTGGGGGTACTAGCACCTTTTTGCGCGCAGACGGCTCTTTTGCCTCTGTGCCTGGGGGTAGTGAGGCTTTCCCTGTTGGCGCCGTTTTTATAGCAGTAGTTGCTACAGCCCCAGCCACTTTATTGGGTTATGGCACTTGGGCAGCCTTCGGTGCCGGACGTGTTCTCATAGGATTAAATAGTGGTGACACTGATTTTGACACAGCAGAAGAGACAGGTGGAGCTAAAACTCACACGTTAACTACGTCTGAGATACCCGCGCACACACACATTCAAGATAGCCATAATCACACGCAAGATGCACACAGCCACGTTTTAACTCAGTTGCGAGATGCCACAACGGGTGGCGCTACAACAAACATCGCCTTGTCTACTGATACCTCTTCAACCCTTGGTACTAAAGTGTCGGGAAGCACTACGGCCACTAATCAAACAGCTACAGCTGTTAATCAGAATGCCGGCGGCGGCGGTGCCCACAACAATCTTCAACCTTACATTGTGGTTTATATGTGGAAACGAACTGCCTAGGAGTTACTAACGTGTGGAAAACGACTTTAAAAATTCTTGCCGGAGCAGGCGTTGTTTTGGGCGTTTTAGTAGGCTTTGAAACGCTAGGCTTTGCGTTCACCCCGTGGGAGACAAGAACGCACGCTTCAGAAATTTACGAAAAGTTAGAATTGGACCAGCGTGTGTTGCTGCTCGATATACGCGTTCGCCTCGAAAGAATTGAGAATTGTCTTATCACCAAAAGTTGTGGTATATTGAACCAGGAGGATTACTAAAATGTTTAACGACCTTTTACGTGCTGCGGCACCTTCACTTGCGACTATTGTAGGCTCGCTGCTTTCGGTGGCTCTTGGCTTTCTTATCAAAAAGCTGCACCGAAAAACCAAGTCGGAATATCTTAGTGATTTGATTTACAGGCTTGAAGATACGGTACGCAGCGTCGTGCGTGAGTTGCAACAGACTGTCGTGGACGGGTTAAAGAAGCGTAGCGCGGACGGTAGACTGACTGCCGAAGACGCTGCTGAAATACGCGCCGAGGCTTTGATAAAGATTAACTCCTACGTTGGGCCGAAAGGACTTGCGGAGCTTGCTAGACTGCTCGGAATGGATGCCGCGCTCGTGGATAGTTATATTGTTACGCTTGTAGAATCCAACATTCCGAAATCAGGAAAAAGCCTTCTTTAGATGCATTTGCGGCATGACATAGGTAACAATATTCGCCTACGTCGTGCGGCTATAGATAAACTTGTAATTCACCGCACAGCGCAGAAATCTCTTGCTGAACTTAACGTGCTCTTTCAAGACATTTCTATTGGTACTGGCGGCAAGTTCCCTTACCACATTGTTATTTTTTCTTCTGGTACAACTGTGCAGTGTGTTCCTTTAAACAGAGCTGCCCCCGGTGCACTTCTTTACAACGACAGTGGGATTCAAATCGCTTTGACGGGAGACTTTCGTTTTTCAAAAAAACCTACCGTGGAGCAGCAAAGCGCGCTTGAGAGTATTTGTGGATTGTTGTTTAAGCTTTACGGAAGACTGCAAATCGTAGGGCATACTGAGATGCCGGGGGCCTCAACGGAAGCGAATAAGATTTGCCCTGGAACCGGCTTGGACCTCAAGAAACTCCGTGATAAAACCGCAGAGGGTTATATCACACAGGAAACATTGGCCTATGTCTAAGAGTTACGAAAATCCTGTTGATGCTTATAACAACAACAGAGTCATGATGATGGACACGTTGCAACAGCATGCACAAATGCAGCTTTATCCGCGTCAGCAAACTCCAGAAGCAAATGCAGAGATGCAGCGCCACGAAGACTTTGCGCCTTTACGTGTTTACGATGCTTCTCCTAAGACTCGTGAACAGCTTATGGCGGTGGCAAATCTCATGCTGGCTGCCGCACCACTACTTAAGGGCAGCGCTCCAACAAGAGGCGTAGGGTGGGCAGAACCTGTTGAAGCTACGGCATTTCGTAGATGGAGAGGAAACTACAAATCAGGAGGAGACATGGTTATGGAACAAGAACAACTGAGAAATGTGTACCCGCATTCTCTATATGATGTAGACCGTATCAAAGGCGGCGCTAAGTTTCTATCTGAAGCAGAGCGGTGGGAAATTCTACGTGCAAAACTAGGTACACCGCGTCTTGCATTACCCGCAGAATTTGCCGAAGCGGGCACACAAGTTTTAGGTCCGAAAGTAACTATACCATTTAAACCGGGTGGCTCGATGCCGCTAAAATAGGAATTGCAATGCCTCAAGATATGCTGTCACAGATGCCTCAAGACATGCCCCAACAGGGTATGATGGGGATGGATTTAGGAATTAGAAGTCAACTACGTCAGGTTATGTTGCGCCTTCTTATGCAACGTAGAATGCAGGACCGTCAGAATCCAATGGGAATGCAGATGCCGACAAGCAATGATGTAATGATGGAACGTCGTGTTGGCAACATGGGAAACGGTTATTAACTTAACCGCATGAATTTACTTTTCCTTGACATCGAAACCTTTCCGGCGCTGGTCTATGTTTGGGGTGTTTTTAAGGAAAACGTAGGCGTTGAACAAATCGTTAAACCGCCACGTATTGCATGTTTTGCTGCTCAGTGGCAAGGTGCAAAACAAATACAGTTTTTTTCCGAGTGGCAACACGGACGGAAAGGAATGCTTAAGGCGGCGCATCGTCTACTCTCAGAAGCCGACGCGGTGTGTCATTACTTTGGCTCCCATTTTGACATCCCATGGCTCAACGGGGAGTTCATGGTCGAGCGCATGCACCGCACGCCTCCCATTCCAGAAATTGATTTAAAAGATGTGGTGGCGCGTAAAGCACACTTTATTTCCAACAAGCTAGCTCACGTAGCTCCGCTACTCAAAATTGGTGCCAAGATGAAGCACGAGGGTTTTGAGTTATGGCGACTTTGTATGGACGGCGATAAAACCGCACTAAAGCACATGGAAGAATACAACAAGCAAGACACGGCTCTCATGGAACCGCTTTATAGAGCACTATTACCGTGGATTGACCGGCACCCAAATCAGGGGCACTGGAACCAAGGTGTTGTTTGCCCAAAATGTGGGAGTGCAGATTTGAAGAGCAACGGTTGGCGGATAACCGAGGCTTTTAAATATCGTCGTATTTGTTGTGCGAACTGTGGAAGTTGGATGCGCGAGGTTATGCCTTACAAGGCGCCAGGTTCAAGTACTGCACAAAGAACTAAGCTGCGGGCGTTGTAGACTCCAGCACTACAGACGGATTAACTTCCTGTGCGAATCCAAGAAACGGAATGAGCATCTGCGTTAAGCCGTTTGCCAACGCGAACGTAATTAGTTCCTCTTTTTCGTCGCCTAGAAGTTCGTCAATTCCGTAAAAATAAAACACTGCGTGAGTAAATTCATGCAGTAAACATGCGACAAAATCTACACCCTTTAGGTCGTCGGCAATCTGTATTGTGCAGCCTTTACTACCAAAACAACCATCACGCTCTTCAAACACATCTTTACGCGGGATGATACTAACCGAAAGCTTAAAAGGGCCGAGAAAAACTGTCGTTTCGCTCACGTTAAACTCCGTTAAAAAGATTGGGTTTTTGTTGCCTCACGCTTCTCGAAACAATCTGCATCCTCCAGAAGAAACGGTTCTTCACAACTATTTTTGCAGAGCACGACTACACAAGCGCGGGCCTCATTTATGTTACGTAAATAACCACAACACGTAGCACCATCTTGTTCGTGACACGATAGCCTCTGCATATCTTTTAGAACCCTAACTGGCGGTTCAGTACATTTTGGTTTAGTGTTTGCAGCAGCAGTGCACGACATAATCAATGCGACGCTAGTCAATAGCCGCTTCCATTTTGCCCCAGTTACCATCTAACTTACTTACCTTCATGTCAACAGGAAAGACTGTCTGTCTTCCATTAAACACAACTTCGTGCTCCATAGCTGTTTTTATTTTAACTATAAGCGCCTGTTTATCGGGACCCTCTGCACCAAGCTCATCATGAACCTGCAATAGCAAAGCCTCTTGTGTATAGTCTAGCGCAGCGTGGAGCCGTTGTACAGCATCATTCATAATCTTGGCTGCAGCACCCTGAATCGGAAAGTTTACAACCTTTGTTGGCTCGATAAAGCCTTCGTAAAAATACTCTCTACGTCCAGAAAGTGGTTCCTCCACAAACTTGTTTTTACGCGCTGCGTTGAGGAGTTCTTCTTGCCAAGCCGTGGCATCGCTAAGAATTTCTTTGAGCATCTGGCAGCCGTCCAAAACCTCACTAAAACTGACTTCTGGGTATTGAGAAGCAATTACACGCCAAATTGTTTCGGGTTGTCCGCCATAGATTAAACCGTATTCAATACGCTTCATGATATCACGTAAACGTTTTGTCGGTTTAGTTTTGAAGACAGCCTCCGCAAGTGTTGCGTGTACATCACGGCCTTCGGCAAACCATTTAAGTAGGTTTCTATCGCCAGAAAAAAAGGCTAAGATGCGCAGTTCGAGCTGGGAGTAATCTCCCGACACTAGATATTTCCCTGGGCGCGCCGACCAAATGTTGCGCATAATAGGAGGCTGATTTTGAATGTTAGGCGAAGCTGACCACCTTCCCGTAATCGGTCCGTGTATCTTATAAGATACATGTACGCAACCGTCTTTTGAAATTGGCAAACCCTCGATGTAGGTTGAAAGCAGCTTTGCATCTTTGCGATAGTCTAGCGTAAGTCTAGCGAGGCGCCGCGTCTCAGGTGTACCTTCAGCAGAGTACTGCTCAAGAGTAAGTGCATCTAGTTTAGGTTCTCGTGTCTCTTCGCTGTACCTAAACGGAATGCAGTGCAACTTGTCGAAGAATAATTTTCGTAAATTAGGGTGTTGCCCTGATTTGCCAAGTTTAAAGGAGCGCCTTGAGTTGGTAAGCGCTAATATCTCTGCGCGGAACAGGCATATTTTCTTTGCTTTACGGGCACGTAAAACTTTGCGGTGCTCTTGTATCGCGATGCTGTTGATGGACATTCCAATACGCTTCATATTAAGGGCAATTGCAGATAGCTTTGTAATCTCCTTAAAAAGGCTGTCTCCACAATGCGTTTGCATTACCTGTTTTTTAAGACGTTGTGCAATAAGCCAAGTAGCCCCTGCATCCTTTGCATTGTAGCGGCGCAATTCTTCGGCTGGGCGTGACGTAAACGAAGCTAATCCCTTGGCATCTCCGGTTACACGAAAGATACTTTTCCAGCGTTCTAGCGTGGTAAGTGTCGCTGCCACAAAACCCAAATCATGAGGAAGTTGGGGCGCGACAACATTGTGCGCCAGCATAGTATCAAAAATGTCTCCTCGAACTTTAAAGCCGGCAGCTTCTAGGGAAAGCAGGTCATGCTGTGCGTTATGAAAAATCTTCTCTGTAGTTTCGGCGCACAGTACGCGGGTAAAAAGCAGGCGCGTTTCTTCATTGAATGGATAAGGAACGGAGCACGATTCAGTTTCATCTGCAATTCCCACACACAACAGTGGGTCCTGCATTGGGTCCAACCCAGCAGTCTCTACGTCGAGCGCTACAGAATTACTACTACAAATACGTAGTAAAGCAGCAAACATCTCGTTACCGTATGTAGTATAGATGTCCTGCCACGCATCAAATTCTAACTCTCCCTTCGCCATACGAACAGCGCGGCGATTCCAAAATGCATTAATAGGAAGCAACGCCGTTTTACCGCGTATTACGTTCGCAGGGTGTATGTTAGGAAGCAGGTTGTATTCTCGATTCGAGAAGCTTATCCTCTGCGGAGAACCGCACCAGTTCATAATCTGTGCTCGGCCAGTCAAAGTTTGTAGTGCTTTACTTCCTTGCGAAAGAATCGTGTTACAGTTTACTGCCGAGAGTTCTGCTTCCAAGCGTGGTTTACAGCAATCCAAAGCTTGGCGCCATTCCGCAGGTGTTACTTGTCGGTCTGGAAAGCACAGTACAGCGTTGGTAACGTGACAATCATCACGCGAGAATCCGGCTTTATGCAACGACCTCCAGACAACATTCCCCATTTTCCACACGAAAGGTTGCTGCCTTTTAACTTCCCATTTATCGGGAGCTTCTCCTATGACAATAAGCTTTGCGGCGGGATTTGTGCTAGGTGGGACGACAGCATTTGTACGAAATGGACAATCTTCACACCTAGCGTGCGGCGCTTTACTCACGGTTAGGGCGCCCTGGCTTCGGTCTTTCCGTAACGAAACTGTACGTATTTCTGCTCCACTATGCTTGGCGACTTGTTGAGCGGAGGGCGTATCTTAAAATACATCACTCCCGTATAATCCTGGTCGTACACGTCAGTAAAACCAAAAAGGTGCCCCGCTTCATGTGTAATAACAGCAGTAATTAGTGTCGGAGTCAGACGGCAATCAGCCCCCAAAACCATTTTTGCTTTGATAATACAGCGGTTACTTGCAGGCGTATCTAAAAACAACATCGAAGTGTGTCCACAAGCTGTAGTAAGGTCATTTGCTTCTACGGCCATAAATGGAAGTGGCGGGTAATCTCCTGCAAAGTTAAGTTCTCCTCCGTATTCAAAGAGGGTTCTACTTGCGATAACGTTCCAGACTTCAAAGCCTTTTTGAATCGCAGTTGCGTCTTTGCCCAAAGACGAATCAATAAAGTAAACAACCGGAACCTCACAAAGTTGTAGAATCAGTTTACCGCTGTTGAAAAGCTGTGGTTTTTCAACTTCTTTTTGCGGCGCAGCACAGGAAACAAGTAACACAAACATGCCGACGAGAAAATACAAAAGTGGAAGTAAGGGACTCGAACCCTTAGCAGGCTTGCAACACGGTTTATCTCCCGTCGCAACCCCGAACACATGCGTTGTGTTTCTGACAACCTCTTTGCTGTACATTACTGTACAGTTCTCAGAGCTACTTCCACTTTTCACTTTCGTAACCTTTCGTTCTCTTCAAGCGTTTTGCCCCAACTCACCACACAGAAATTGACAAGCTTATCGTAACGCGTTACGCGTGCATGAGCTTCGTACCATCCCCAAAGAGAAAGCAGCAGCGCTCCGGCAAGCACCACACCAAGAGCTAGCGTTGCGTATCTCATGATGCTAATGCCTCCGTGAAAGACCGTCGATTCCAAGTCCGTGTTCAATCATGTTCTGGTGTTTCTGTAGAGCTTCCAGACTCTCGGCACAGTCCAACCTACCTTGCGCTGCTACATTTACAGCCGTCTCCGCAGTCTTTACAATCTCTTTCTGACTTAGCAGCACTTCTTTCTGTAGGTATACAAGCTGCATCAACTCGTCGAGACGTTTCTCCAATTGTGTCGATGCCTCTGCCCGATAGTGTAGGGCGGCGATGCCCAATATCACAATTACAAACAACCACAGCAACCTCTCTTTGAAGACAACACCGGGGTGCAAACGGGGTAAGAGGACACCCCTTTCCCATCTACCGCTTGCATTGCCCGGCACCGTCATAAAACCTTACTTACTCAGTAAAATTGCTGCTTACAACTTCCCTGTCCTCTGGCGGCGTGGCACTGACAGAAAAGGCGTTTACGTTCGCAAAGGTTTTGCCGCCTTTTTCACTATGTGTAACTTCTGCGTAAAACGTTTCGTTCAACAACTGCTTGGGCTCACGTACCCACTTAGCTGCTGAACGTCCAATCGCAAGGTCAACCTCCTTGCGAATTTCCTCATTCTTGGTCCTATCTACAGTCTCGCCAGTCAGCGTTGTGTAGGTACCGGGCTGTTCCTTGTTGGAACGGGCGTACCAAGGAAAGTCCTTGTAGATTGCCTTGGCAAACCTACCGCACAGCTTGTTGCATGTCTGCAACCTCTCTGTACCCAAGGTATGACCCTGCACTTTAGGGTTATAAATCGGTACAGGAAGCTCAATAGACACCGTGACTCCGCTGGCCCGACCTGCGTCATCTAGCGGACTAAGGACAAGCCCGACCATAAGGTCATTCATGTACTGTTCGTTCCCACCTACGCAGCGCTTACCGAGAATCCCTAGTCCGTCCCCAGCAGTAGCTTTCTTTACCACAAAGCGCATGATTCCGGCTTTAAGTAAGGGAAACTTACCAAGCTCCTCTGCCATTCCTTCGTCATACTGTACGTCAGAATAATCTGTCATACGTTTTCTCCTACGGCCCTGATTTTTTTAAACATCTCGCTAAGGTGGGCCGGCTCTTCCTCTGCGAGAAATCTCCCAAAACGATTTTTAGCTTCAATTCCAAATTTACCGTGCGGATAGAAACGAAACTTTCTACTACTTCCGCTTCCCAAAGCGAACGTCGGAATAATGAACGACGCATTATTACGATACTGCTGCGTAACCGTTTGTCCAGTGAGAGCCATGATTAATTCTGCTGTTTCTGCACCGGACGCTCGCTTCACTGTATCTTTTTGCTGTTTAGCTTCCGGAGTATCCGCTGTCGAAGCTTCATAACGAGCTTTAACATGGCAAGTATAGATAATCCAGCACGGAAGCTCGCGAAACTTCAGAAATAGGTCTAAATGCTCGCGCCCGACTGCTCGCATAAAGCCCCAACCTTCAATATCTGACTTCCAACCAGAGAGCGCGGCGTCAATCGCCGTTACACTGTCTACAATTACGTAGTCAGTTTTGGTTACGCGCGGTTTAAGATAATCTACCGTATCTACAAGCGCTTTCTTCAACGCACCACCTGTTACATTTTGAAGGTCAATAACATGCCCTTCCGGTAAATAAACTCCCGTGCCGTGAATACAATCTAATCCAGTATTATCGAGCATGACGTAATATACATCTGTAAGAGCAACCGGAACGCCGGGCTTCTTGAGCGGGAAACCTTCCGTAATGTATTTACTGCATGTCATAGCAGCAGTAGTCTTACCGTGTCCAGGCGGTCCGACAAGTAAAACTCTTTCTTTATCTAAAATCACATCGCTGCTCTTTTTCAAAAAACTGCTAAAGTCTACTTTCTCAGTCGGTTTAATTTCTTCGAGCTTCGCCATACTATCTCCTTAGTTTCTAGAACACGCGCCGTTTAGCAGGTGTGGGCATAAGCCGTAACCCAACGTGCAACGGGCTAGGTTAGCTACATTAAGTTGCGCTTTCAACGCTGCGTCTTGTAACCACGTTTTGAAGCCGACGATTTCAATCTCGGTCGGAGGGGGAACAAATAGTTGCTCGAAACTATTTTCGTCCAGCTTTTTGTGGGCAACGACAATGTTGATGATAAAGCCACTACAACGTGTTTCAGGATGCAGCGCGTTCCAAAGCACTTGGTAAGATAACATCTGCAAACTAAAACGGTAGGTTGTTTCTGCGTCCGGGTCTTTCCGCTTTTTGGTCTTGTGGTCAATAAGATACACCCCTGGCTCTAAAGTATAGCCACTGATTTGTCGCGCGGTTTCTAGACGTACAGCCGCGTCTATTCGTGCCGTAAAAGGCCACACACCGACTGCCGCAAGAACGCGCTCTTGTTCTTCTGGTGCTGCGTCGAGCCCGCCTTTGGGTAACAGGATTTCCGTGTCGATTACTTTTCCAAAAGCGTCAGGACGGTAGCGTTGCCGGTAAGCACCGAATAGACGCAGCCCTTCCTGTACAGCGTCTGCACTAAAGTTGTTGTAAGGAAGCACAACTTGCGGCACATCTTCTCCCTTGTGGTACAACTCAGCGAGCTTATGAAAGACAATTCCAACTGCTGCGGCTTCTCCCGGTATATTTTCAAACTCCGAGTTTAGTTTAGCTCTGCGTCCACACAATGCGGCTTCACTGTAGAAACTAATGCCACGCCCACTTCCGCCCGTATTCTCAACGTAAAGAACAGGTTGTGGTTCAGTCATCACTCCTCCTTAATGTTTTCAAAATAAGGGTCGTCTTCACCCGCGTCAATAGCAGTTAGAAAATGCTTCATGTCAACCGTGCTTCCTGAAGCAAGCGCTGCACAAAGTTTCGTAGATATTTCGCTATTCTTTATTGCCTTGTTGATAGCAGCGATTTTTTTGGAGAGTGTGTGTGCTTTCATCTCCTCACGTCCATTGCGCACGCAAATTGTAACGTGTGATGGCAGCTTTCCACACAGACGAGAAAACCGCCCAAGCGCCTGAATGATGGCTTCAGTAGTGTAATCAAGCTCAATAAGCAAAACGCGTTGACAAAATGTCAAGTCAATGCCGATTCCGACGCTATGCATCGTGGCTATAAGCACGCCCTCTCGTTGTCCACGAAGAATATTTAATGCTGTAGCGCGTTTGACGGTGCTTACGTCTCCCGTTAAGCACAGCACGTTCTGTACGCCAGCGCGTTGCAAAATGTCCTGCCAGCACCACGCGGTTTCACGTAGGTGTGTAAGTAAAGCAAAGTGTGAAACACACTCTGCTGCATCGCGTGCCCACTCCAACACGCCCGCATTAAAATCTTTAGACAATTTCGCGACACTTATGTCTATCGCGGGAAGCAAATGTGCTACCTCCTGTCGAACTGTTCGTGAACTGCACTGTGAAAGACGAAAACGCAAGTCATCAGCGTGCTTCTCGTTTATACCTTTGTATTGCCAACCAAATCCGTTGTTGAAAACGTCTGCATAATACTGTTTAAATTCAAACTCCGTACCGTAACGGCCAGGATAAAGGATTTCTCCAATACCGTAAAAATCTACGGGTTTGTCGGGCATTGCAGTAGCCGACGTACCAAACTGTATTTGAACAGAAGCAAACTTCTTAGCGGTTTTATGATAGTCAGTTTCTACGTTCTTCAATTTGTGTACTTCGTCCCAAATAATTACGTCAAACTCGCGTAACAAAAGGTGATGCAGTAAGTTGTAGGAAATAACAGCAACTTGCGTGTTATAAGCTTGTTCACGAGCAATGTGCTGCTTCTTACTAAGCTTTCTCACTGGTCCCGTGTCTATTATACCGACGCTAACGTCTGGCGAAAACCAACGTATTACTTCGTTCCGCCACGCTTCGCGTACCATCGCGGGACATACAACCAGCAGTCTTGCGGAGGAACCACATAATGCTAACGCTGCGCGTAAACTTTGTGCCGCTTTACCAAGACCTGTGTCGTCGTTGAACAACCATCTACCGTGCCCACTAGTTACAGCAGCACTAACAGCACCTTGTTGATATTCGTGAAGAGTGTCTAATTTTAGTTGTGCTACACGCAACGCAATTCCCGTAGCCCGATATTCAGCGCTCGTGTTTGTTGCTCGAATTTGCTTTGCAACTGTCTGTATGTATTCCGCCGGAACCACACTGTTGTACTTATAATGCTTTACTCCCGGCGCGTCGGGCGCAATAATCTGTGGCAATGTGTTCAGCGGTGGCGCTACGTGCCAAAGCCACGGTTTTTCTACATTTTGAGAAAACGTAATAAGCTTCATTGTGGTTTTTCAAACTGGCTCTTAAGAAGCTGTTCTTTGTACCACTGTGGCAAACCGCCACACACGGCACGCTTTATTTGTGGCCACGCCCAATCAAACAAGCGTTGCATAATCTCTTCTGTACATTCTTCTTCCACGTCTTGTTGTACAGCAAGCATTAACTTGCCAATGTCACGCGGAGAGTTTTCGAGTCTGCTCGTTTCTGTTAGATGTTGAACAGCTTTCTGCCACCGAGCTTCAGAGCTAAATTTGACGATAAGGGCTTGAACTACGTCCGCTTTTTGTGGGTTCTGCTTCTTCCATTCTTCGGTATGAATTTCTTTGAAAGCCTCTGAAACATACTTACCTGCAAGGAACTTTCCGTCTCTTCCCCAGCATGTGTAGTTCTTGATAACGACACCCTCAAGCTTCACGCCTCCTAAAATAGATTCCTTTTCAAGCAGCACCTTAAGCTCTTCAATGCTTTTAAGTTTTCCGTAGTAGAGCGTGGGCACACATTCTAGTCCAAGACGCGCAGCTTCTTCGGCTTTTTGTGGCCCGCGTAAACAAAATCTAGTTTTGTCTTCTACGTCAAATAGAATAAGGTTCTTAAAGGGCGTTCTAGAGTAAGCCAATACGTTATGCTTCGGCTTTCTTAAATACTCTGCACGGTAAACCCAGCCTGAAACAAGTAGCGGCGCAAGCTCTTTTACAGTTTCTACGGCTTTGGCAAAGAGCTTTTCTGGCGCATCCACAAAAATTTCCGCATTTTTGCTGCGCATAAAAAGTTCTTCGCCGCTCCTGCAAAACGAAAATTGTGAGCCATCTATCTTTTCTTCAACAAGAACGTCATCAAACAGTAACTTAACAAGCTCGCCGTGCCCCACGTTCCAAACTTTAGGGTAACCAGAAACGTTCATAGCAACTCCCATTCACTTTCGAGTTCTGATTTAACTTCTTCTCGTGGTCCACGATAAGCCAGTGGTTCATGTTCAATACCGCTAATTCTGTGTCCTGCCATATCTATACAGCGACGGATAAAATCACTCACTGAAAGCTTAGCACGGTCAGCCATTAAACGTATTGCGTCAATTTCCTTACGCGATAGTGCAACGGACATGCTTTGTCGCACATAAGGATTCTTCTGCTTTTCTTTTGCCACAGCAACCTCCCGTGAAACGAAAGGTAGGGCGCAAGGAGGGAGACTAAGTTCCTAAGGGAATTTAATCAAAGTCTTGTGTGAACTGTCTCCACACCTAGCACCCACAATTAAACTAGCATCTCAACGACGTAAAAGCAATTCGTTTGCTGTCGATTCTGTATCGTCAACGCGGTAAAAAGCGGTTTTTAACTCTTTACTACGCTGTTCTATGTGCCTTTGTAGGTACCACGCCGCTTTTTTTAAGTCTTCAATCTCGTTAACATGTACTTTCTTTCCGGCACGTAGGATGTACTTCATGACATTCCCAAGACAAAAACCAAGACTAAAGTTTTCGATAACATCAATAACCTCAAACGCTGTTGAAGTGTAGTGAAAAGGATGATTAATCGAATCGTACATTGGCAAAATCTTTCTTGTGGCACTTGGTCCACACGTAAAGCAGAAGCCTATAGCAAAGTTTAAACCACATTTTTCACAACTGTAAGGCACGTCTACCTTTCGGAGCAACCTTCATTGTGTCCAAAGCCGTTCCAAAGTTGTGAGATGTCACAACGGCAACCAACTTCTTTCTTATTATCTTTAGTGTGCATTGGAGGAATGTCTGGTAATATAACGCTTGAAATAACGTCTTCCCAAAATTTAGAGTTATGAAGATTACCAAAAAATAAGTTGATAAGCACTTTACGTTCCCAAAGCTGCTCGTCTTTAGAAATAGGTAATCCCTTTACAAAACAATACTTTTCTCCTGGAGTGCCGTCATCCACTTGAACAAAGTAATTCCACGGTCCCCAAGCCGGAACATCTACATGGGAATAACTCGTACCTGCCGCATGTTCTAAATATGAACGTGACCAAATTTTTACTTGTTTCACGGCTCCTCCTCTTCCTCTAAAAAGAAGTTTTTTCCTTTTTGTTTCATCAACCCATCTTCAAGTAACTTACGTATCATAGCGGCGGCAATGCTGTGTGGCACTTCCCATTGTTGAATAAGTTGCCCCATTGTGTACTCTTGGTCTGGAAGTAACAATCCGCAACAATGTTCAAGCATTTGTTGGTCTGGAACGTTGGGATTAAGTGCCACCATTTTTAACTGCGCGGCAGCAGTCTCCTTTTCAAAATCCCAGTACACATTAAAGTAGCACTCTTCGTCATCTTTGTGACGTACTGTAAGCAGCAAAGCACGTGAGTCAATTACCTTACGACGAAACGCAAAGTGAACGTCATAGCCACCCATCAAAACAGTACTACCACGTACTTCTTGGTCGATGTCCTTATCAATAGGCTTACCTGTTTTACGACTCCATTCCTCTTTTGTAAGGTGGTGCAACCACATCACGCTACAACCCATAGACGCCAAGCGTATTTGGTCCAGGGCACGCATAACAATGCTCATGTCTTGTGCAGAATTTTCATCACCTGCGTTAGCGCGCGCAAGAGTATCAATCACGACAAATTTGATTTCCTTTTCCGCTACAAGCTGACAGATTTTTTGGCACCAATCTATATTATCCAACATAATTGGGTAACGGTGCACAAAATAAATCATACCAGGCGGTATACCTAACCCGTCCCCATTTTCTAAAAGCCGCCATCGCGACCGCGTTTGTTTTCGCGGACCTTCAAGTTCTAAGATGAGACAACGCACAGGTTTAACGGGCTCTAAAGCAGCCAATTTTTGTCCAGACGCTAACGCACGCACCATTTGAAACGCAAACCAGGTCTTGAATGCAAGCTTGGGAATGCCCGACATAATAATTGCAGCATCTGCTGGAACAAGATTCTTTAGTAACCACTCTGGAGTTGGTTCAGAGTCTACTTGAGCACACCAATCCTCAAGAAGTGGTGGCGGCCACACAAACTTCTTCGGAACTATAATTTCACCTATCTTCACGACATTTCCTACAGAGACGCGGAATATTTTCGTTACACTTCCCCATAGCAAAACCAAAGATTACAGAAACAAACAGCAATACAAAGCTGTTGTTAGCGTCTAGAAAATCTCTAAAGGCGATTAGCAGTGCGGTCATAAGCCTTCCCCTTTCGTTTTGCGTGTTGTTTCTTCCCTCTACACGACGCACAATCTTTTGAATTGCCCATCCAAGTATTATAGACATTTTGTCGCGCGAAAGCTTTGCCGCAAGTTGAACACGCAACAATCCGCTGTTTCTTGGGGGCTTTCGCCACAAACGTTTTTGGTAGCACTTTACAACCGTATTGAACTTCCAGCGCTGCTATTTCGGTGCTCGACATATCTTTAAGAGTACGTACTTTTCCGTGTTTATTTATATATGAGTCTGAATCGTCCAGAGCGAGACTTTTGTAGGTGAGTATGTGTCGTTTCTTCGTACCTACTACATGTCTTTCTTCTCCTCTTCTAAAAGCTTCTTCTGATAAAAAGTCCATGCTTTCTCCAATCCTTGTAAAAAGCCATAAAGAAACCCGGCAGTAAAGAGACTAACGGGCGGTACAGCAAACAAAAGTAACAAGTACCATTGCCAATACACCATTATTTGTACTGCAAATCGTTGTAAATCTGCGTGCAGGTGCAAATATATGCGCTGTAAACAGGGTCTTTACCGCGTTTAGCAATATCAGGCACAACGCCTTGACACTCTACACAGAAATAAACTTGTGACAATAGCGGCTTCTTACTAGGCGGTACCCTGCCCCACCACACAAGCACGCCTACTGTATAAGGAAGTACAATTAGTAATGCTAGCAGCGCCCATGGCGTAAGATATGAAAAGAATAGCACAACACCTAGTGGCAAAATAAAAACAACCGCCATTAAAGAATATAACAGCACAAATTTAAACAAGTTTTTCATCTGGTTCCTCCTTTATCTGAAGCGAGTTTTGTTTGTAAACTTCCCAGGCATTTGAAAGTGCTGCTTTATATTTATCTACAGCACGTTCAAGACGGTCTTCATATTCAAGTTTTGCTTGCTGACAAATTTCCTCATAACACTTACGTGCTTCTCGGCCTGTCATTTCGCGCTTCCTTTCTTTTCTTGCGTCGTTCTATACGCTTTACAATACTTTCTGTTGCAAGACGCAATTTACGCGGCGGATTAAATCCTAGCCACCATGCACGAGTTTTTTCATCCTCGCCATGTAAATCTTTCCAAAAATTAAGACAAGTACAGATACCACAAGAAATTACTTTACCATTTGAAAGCTGCACTGGCTTCCATGTTATGTGGTCGTGGTCTTGGGCCGTCTTCCCTAAACGCTTTGAAACTTGGGTTTTCATGGCTTCTTACTCACCGCAGTAAGCGCGACCTTGAGCGCTTCACAGTTATCTGGCAATACTTCCGCCGCTTCTGTAATTAAATCCTCCAATATCTCAGCCAGCTCCTCACGTTCAGCCTCTGCTTGCTCTGCGCGGTCCTGCATGCCGTAGTACTTTGCTTTCACAAAATCATAGGCTCCTAACATTTGACATAAGTCAGTACAGCCAGTCTCATCATGTGGACACTCTTGACAACTCAAAGCGCATTCACGTATCCAGTTCACTCTTTTTGTAGTTTCAATCATAACGGCTTTCCCATCCTTTCTGGGCAAGTATTTTTATGATGTCATAAGCAAGGTTCTGACCCAAAATAGTACATTCCTCGGTATCGAACCTTCTTGTCAATGCTTTTGCTTTCCGCAACCAACGCTTTAGGTGCGCTGTATCAATCTTTGGTTTAAATTTAAGCTTAGTCATGGTCTGCACTTTTAGTAGTATTCTGGGTCCCAAAACGTAGCCAAAGGCACCACAATTTTGGAGACGGGTTTGTTGTTTTCTACCGTTTCTAGCTGAGGTACGTTTTGTCGAAACCTTTTATAGCTATCTGGCGGACAAGTACAAAGGATATGCGCCGGGGCAGAATTTTTATAACGCGGATAAGTTTGCATTGCTTTATGTCTCCTTAAACGATAAAATTTGTGTGGTGATTCCTCAACTTGCAGTTCAATGGTGCTGTGATTTCTGTAAGCACAGTTTTGTTATAGTAATCATCGAACTGCAAGAGGGAAAACATTTTTGTCCTGTCTGCGGTAAAGAGTTTGAAAATCTTTACTTACTATCAAGCTCTCTTTTAAGTTGATAAGCATCTAAACCGCAGTTTACAACGTTTTCTTGAACCTCTTTCTTTGACAAAAAGTTTATTAGTGCTTCTGTATAACTTAGTGAAATACATTCGCAAGGTGCTGAAAGCGAACCGAAAGTTTCGGTGTAGTCAGTAACTATTGTAAACCAAGCTTCTTTGATTAAGGTAGTGACAAACCTTAAATTTTCAAGAAAACTTTGTAGCACTATGCGGTCCTTTTCCGACGCAACGCTACAAAGTTTTTCTGTCGTTTTAATAGCCGTTTTACAGTAGCTTTCTGCTCCAGACAGTAAAGTCGTTAATAACGCCATGTCTAAAACAAGTTTCACCACATTCTGTGAAAGTTCCGTAGAGGGCACATCTACAACAAGTTTTGCAAGTTCTAACTCTGCTTTCTTCATGTTTCTACTCCCGCCACCATTCAGGGGCATTGTAATGGTTTGAATCTGTTACGCCTCCATCTAAGTCGACAGTAAAAGCCGGCTCCGTTTTATTGCCATTCCACTGCTCACACAACAACTTTCTACGTTCTTTCTTTTCACGCTTTGTTAACTTATGTGTTGGGCTAGAAGGAGTTGTAGAATATGTTGTTACAACAGATTCCTTTTTCGGAATTTTTCTCCCATTTAGTTCAAAATCTAATTGGTAAAGATAATCTTCTTGTATTGAAGTTTCTACCGTGCTTTTACAATGCCCTTTTCTTACATACTCCAAAGCTTCGTCAGTGTTCCAAGTTCCGTCTATCAACATAGCAGTTATTGCGGTGCCTGAACGCCCATGACCACCCGCACAGTAGAAAACCACATTAACCTCTTTTGGGTCAAGCGCAGCCAACTTTTCGTGCAACACACGCCAAAAAGTTTTTTTCAACGCTGGAACATCAAAATCTGACCAATCTACACACAAGGCAGGTACGCTGTACTGTACGCTCTGTTCTTCTAACCCTAAAAAGCGTGCGTCATGTACGACGACAACAGGATGGTTATTGAGATAATCACCACAGAACGAAACATACACAGCATTTTTTGGTGCTTTATCTAATCTGTCTGGTTTTGCTGCAATGTAGTAATTTACATGCTCTCTAGAAAACAAAAGCGTTGGCGTGTGAAGACACTTTTTGATAGGCTCCCATTGTTGATAATTTTCGCGCTTATAAGGCGCAACATTATTGTTGTTTAAATAACTTTGAAAACCAATTTCCTGTGTTGACATTTAAACCTCCACTGAAAAACCAAGTTTTAGAGAAAGTTCTTCGTAACTAATCAAAAGGATTTGTTGTAGAAAAATTCCGTATGTACTGAGTACACAAGACGTGTAAAGTTGGTTTGTGTTTGCAAAACTTTTTTCTACGTTTGTAAAAAGCAAGTTAGATAACGGCCTTGAAACAGTAAAATCTGTTTCTTCCCACGAAGAGTTAGAAAAGCGCAACTGAAATCGTAGCTTGTCTGGGCTAAGAATACGAACTTGCGCAGCAATAAGTTTACGTGTTGCAACTTTAAGCTTTTTAAAGTTTCTTACACATGGTACTTTAATTACAGGCGCGTCTGTATGTGTAAGTGCTTTAAAAAGTTGTGCACCATTATTAGCCGCATGCAAACCAGCGTGCTTTGCTACAAAATTTAACTGTGAATCTGAAACAATTTTGTTTAGCCACCAACCATTATTATGTGCAAGATTTACAGCGTTATTAAGCGTACTCGCCACCTTATCAAGCTTTTTTCTAGAAAATGAAGTTGCTTTACTATTAACCAAAACGGAAAATGCTTTTAAAATTGTAGTACACGCCATACTACAAACTAGCCAGGTAGCCCCACCATAACCGTTGCTCCACAAAGTTCCGTCAGCAAACTTTTTGCTGCATCCTGAAAAACCACGCCAAGATTTTACTGCATTAGCAAAAACTTCTTCATAGTAATAAGAGCGCGTTAGAGGCTTTATTTTTTTCTTCGAATGACGAAGTTCGCCTATACAAGACGCTGCACCGTACGCAAGAAAAATAGTAACTGCTGCTGCTAGTAAACGTGCCCCATGTTCAGTTTCTCGTAGTGCTGCCCAATTATGTAAAACAGCAGTAACAAACCAGAATAAAGCGTTTTTATTAACATTAGTTCTTAATTGCGTTTGTGCAAAATCAATTCCAGCATACAATTCAGTGCGTACTAGCTTTTTCACAACTTTTCTACGTCGCGTAGGAAGTAACTGTTCGCCTATAACTACTTTTCGTGAACACACAAAGGGAATTGCATTTATCACGCAATGAATTGCCGCATGACACGCAAGAGAAGCTCCGACTTGCATAACAACTACATCTCGACGCCCTTTAAGTTTTACTGCAAGCTTTTCAAAAGCCAACAAATCATCTCCAGGCGCCACTATCTCCGCAATACGTGTTTTGTGGGGTATAAAATCTAAAGACGTTTCAAGCGGTGGCGTAGGCCCATCACGTAACTGAACAAAATATGGTTTTTCCAACGAGTAAACAATTTCCAAGAAAGGAGTTTGCGTAATTCCAGCTTTTTCTTTTAAACTACTTGAAAGCTGTGTTGAAACGAGAGATAAAATTTTCGTTTCATAACCCTTTGTTGCACCGTCGTTGCTTGGTCCAAGAATGAGGTAACCTTGTTCGGGTAGAAAAATTGCCGAAGCAACAGCCTGTATCTCGGTCATGAACAAAAGTTCAGCATCAACATCTTCACGCAGTGTTTCTTGCCGTAAGGTCTCAAATTCTTCTAAAGTATTTACAACTCGACTATCTACAAAACCGTGTCTAGGTATTTTAGGACACGGACGGACAAAGCTCGGAAAGCCCTCAAAATGCGTTAAAGCTTTTTTTGATGCGGCTGGTCTAACTATTATGTATGGAGTGAAGTATTTAAGTACTGGGTCGGTTAACAAAGCTTGAATTCCGCGTGCTTTCTGTGTTTTGGCTGTAATCTCTACAGAACTCATAAGCCTCCTCCTTAATTCTCTGCGTTAATTACTAACGCGGTAAAGTAAATGTTTTGCTTTTTGCGTGATAAATTCCTTCGGTGCTGTTGGGTAGCGTATCGTAAGACGCTTTTTCAGTTCTTCAAGCTGCGTTGTAAAAACTTGAGTTTTCCAACGCTGTACGCGAAACTTCGCGAGTGTAGCATCAATTTTTTGTTTAGTGTTTGGTGTCATTTGATGTTGTCTTCGCTTTTCACAATCCGCAAGCCTTCGTCTACAATGCGCAAGATATTCTCTAAAAGAAATTGTCCTACGTTATCTTTGTCTAAACCGCAGTAAGTAACTGCGTTTTGAACCATATTACGTACAAGAACAAGTCTTCTAAACAGAAATTCCGCTTGGCTTTCTCCTGTAAAGTTCATGTTATATCCTTTGCAGCTTCCGCAGCTAATTGCAGTATAAATGCTGCTTCTGTTGTAACAGCAGCGGAAACTGCATTAGCAACGGAAGCTGCATTAGCAGCATTAGTAGCAGTATTAGCAGCAGTATTAGCAGCAGCAGCAGTAGCAGCAGCAGTAGCAACGTAAGCAGCGTAAGCAGTAGCAGCAGTAACAGCAGCAGTAGTATTAGCAGCAGCATTAGCAGCAGCCTTAGCAGCAGCAGTAGCGTAAGCAGTAGCAGCAGTAACAGCAGCAGCGTAAGCAGTAGCAGTATTAGTAGCAGTAGCAGCAGTATTAGCAGCATTAGTAGCAGCAGCGTAAGCAGTAGCAGCAGTAACAGCAGCATTAGCGTAAGCAATAGCAGCATTAGTAGCAACAGCAGCAACAGTGTAAGCAGCAGCATTAGCAGCAGCAGCAGCGTAAGCAGTTCTGTTTTTTCTAGCGAGCCAAGCTTCTGCCCATGCTATAAAATTTTTGTCCTGAAAAACAAATAGTGCACAATAAATACTAAAAGCTGCTTTTTGCACTGGCGTGTAAACAGGCATGATTACTTGTTCCAGCAAGCGCAATTTAGTAACGCCACATTTCAGCCCGTTATCGTCTAAACCCTTCCCCTTACCTTCTGCACGCCACAGTAACGGATTCTTTATTCGACCATGAATTGGATTTAGTAGTACTGCCAATTCTGGCGATTCATAAGCATGCAGCCAGCTAGTAGAACAAAGCTCCCCATTTCCGGGCGCACTTTTCCATACTCCAAGTTCCCATTGATAACCACCATGTGTTTGCAGGTTTTGGTTTGTAAGTTTGTATAAAGTTATTGCTTTCATAATGTACCGCCTTTCGTGTTGAGCAAAACTTCATCAAGCTGTTGTACTGTGACCAAAATTTCTTCTTGACGAAGCGTTGCTTGTAATTGCCGACAAACGTCCACAACCTGTATTCTAGTTACCGCAACCTGTGGAGTTTCTATAATCTCTACGGTAACTGAAGGTTCAGAGGTGCCACGCCAAACACCTGCGCAGTGAGTAAGTGTTGCTGCGTCTATATGGCTGCGATATAGCGCCGCTTTAACGTGGTTTTCAATTGCTTCACAACTAAAACAAGGCTTTCCTTCTACGTTTCCGCCAATGTGTAATTTATAAAGTGTTTTCATGTTTTTGTTTCCTTTTTGGGTTCTTCAGTGCGCCAACATGCCTCTAGAAAAAGGGCCCTATTAAAACGTGGATTATCCTCTTGGCATACATCAGCAACTCGCACCGCTACACGTACTCTGGCGTGTTCACTTTGGTTAATCCAGTTTTGAGGGGCGGCAATGGCCTTTGCAAGTTTAATGTAATCTTTCTTAGTCATGTTGCCTCCGCAAAAGTGTTGCCACACTTCTTTTCAAGCCAAACTTCGTGCGCATGTTCTCCGTATGCAAAACGATATTCACGTACAAGGTAGCGCGCCTCTTCCTTAGTTTCTGCTTCGTCTACTTTTTCAACCATTCCTGTTACCCAGCGTGCATAGATTGTGTAATTGGGTTCCATGATAAAAAGTCTCCTTATCAGGTGTTTGCCGCACCATGCGGCACACCGTTTGGCGAGAAACCCTCGTTGCACAAGGCGTGCCAGAACGTAACCCCGCGAAATTGTTTACTGGCACACTACTTGCTTATGCGAAACGCTTTACGCAAAAGCGCGCATTTTGTTTCGCACAAGCGCGAAACGCTTTACGCAAAAGCAAAACACGTGCCACTACGTAATTCTGAGTACTTATGTGCTGTAATAATGTCGGCACGTCGCTTGCAGTACACGAATGCCGAACGCCACAATTTCGCGGCGCCAAAGGAGCAACACAAAATGTTTCAGAGAAAAGGTAGTTATGATGCAACGAAAGATGTTCTACTCCACACTATTGCGGAACTCCCTGGAAGCGCGTCTACTAAGATTGTTGTCGAAGTGCGCGAGTATAATGGCGGAGGCGCTAAGGTATCGTGTAAGCGTGTAGGCGCACGCAAGGACGGTTCCCAATGGTTCGGTGACCTCGGGCGTATTGCTGCGCTCGAGGCTGGTCCATTGGGTAACGCACTTATCAAAGCAGCAAGCATCGCAACACAGTATGATACCAGCAAGCCCAAGAGCGAAACCGCACAAAAGAGCGGCCCTGTTATTGACCTGCAAACGGAAATTGCTAAAGCAGTAGCCAGCGCAGTGCAGCAAGCGCTTGCAGCGGACACTTTGACGCGGCAAACGCGCCGCCAGCGCAAGGTAAGCAATGCTCCTACGTTAGGAGCAACGGCTGAGCAAGTTGGCGCTCTTATCGCAGCACCCGCGTAACGCGGTATTCTACAGAGCGTAGTAGCTGCAAAGTTACTACGCTCGATAGAACCTCGCTATTACCGCAACGTGGTTTACCGTCGCAGCGAAGCGGCTATGTGCCTTGGTTCTACGCAATGCGTTATGATGTATATAGACCTCATGTAGACTCTAGTCTACATGTAGACTCTACACCACATGTAGACTCTAGACCTCACTCTCTACAGCATGTTACCTTCAGGGGGTACCTATAAGGTGGCACGGCCCGTTGTCCCTATGTCGCGATAGGACGTATTTACACACTCAGCGGAAAAGTTTAGGTTTTTGAGAGTGTTTTTTGTTGAAGTAACTGCTCATAAAGCTCAAGCTTTACAGCCTTATTGCGGTTGACTTGCCGCGCTGCGTAAACGGCAGCTTGTAATTCTTTCAGTAGGGTTTTTGTAGGTCTCCCACGCGGCTTGCCGGTAGCTCTGTGTGGCTTCGTACTCTTCGTTTCCCACCTTGAAATTCGTCCCATGTGGGATAGAATAAGCGTGACATTAAGGTTTTACAAGTGCCTGTTGAAGGG